ATGGGCTGGTCCGCTGCGTTCGAGGATCCGATCGCGCTGCCTGACGGACGCGAGCTCAAAACGCTGCGTGACGCCGGCGACTATATTTCAGCCCTCACAGCCGGAACTCAGGCGCGCCCCGAATGGCAGGCGGCCGCCGAGGCTCTGCTCCTGGTCGTCGATGGCGACGGCCCGACGATGCTCGCCCGGATCGGCATGATGCGCGCGCTCAATTCCGGCATGTCGCCACCCGACGTGCCACGGCGCCAGGCCAAATCCTATCGCCTCATCGGGTAGAACTTTCTTGTTGCCGGCCAAATCGCAGTTGGCTAGGAACAATTTCCCTTCAACCCAGAGGTGCCTCTCACTTCAGTTTCGATGTGTTAACCTCTCTCCCTCGCATAGCCGGCGTGAAATCCGACCCTGCGAGTAAGGCAGCAGAGCCAATGCCGGCCTATAGGCCGGGCGGCCCCAGGAATAACCGCTAGTAGAAGCGCGGGGTCGCTCCCTGCGTGGCGGGAATAATGGGGGTCAGCAAGCTCTGCTGCTGAATTTCACCCGCCCGGCACCAGCCGGCCAGCAGCAGGGAGGGCGCCCCTGCCAAATGCCTCATCGACCCAAGCTTTACCACCTCGCACGGCTATGGATTGAACTCACCCGGCAGCTCCACAGGTCTGCGGCGCCGGACATGCAGGCTCAATTCGGCTCCCGCACTGACTTCCTGCTCATCGGGGCTGCCGTCTATCTCAGCACGATCGAGGGGCGCCCGCTCACCGCAAGCAAGCTCGCCGACTATGTCGGCATGCCGCGTGCGAGCGTAATCCGGAAATTGCGTACGCTTATCCGCCGCGGCGCCATCGAGCGAAACGGCAAAGTCTATTGTACGCCGACCAACAGGCTTGCCGCACTCAGACTGGACGACCACGCTGCTTTGGTGAAGCTCGTACAGGCAAGTGCTGGCCATCTGCGCTAGGACACTGTCCGCACAACTACGGGATTCGTCCATTTTGGACACCTCGGCGGTTGATAACCTCCGCGAGCATATGTTGAGATTGCCATCCTACCACCAAGAACACTTCAGAATCCGGGGGATGCAATGTTGCGGGGCGGAAGCATGGGTATCAAAAAAGACAATTCTGTCGATCATTTCAAAACCGAAGCCAAGATCATCGCCGAAAACGAGACACACGCCGTCGTCGCAGTCCGCCTCGAGAAAGCGGCTTTCGCGCGCAACGCGACGCTGTTGGCCTCGCTCGCGAACATCGTGCTCCTGGGAGAGCGGCCGCCTTCGCGCAGGCGGCCGAAGCAGGCCTGAAACAACAAATGAGCCCCACCGGCCCGGCGAAGGGCACAGTGGGGCTCGATTAGGTCTGCAACTTCTCAGTGTTTCGGCGGCCAGAAATAGACCAGTAGCTCGTGGCCGACATATCCGAGGCCAGTCGCGAAAGCGACAATCCCCATCCACATCAGCTTGATCAAGCTGCGCGCGCCTTCTGCACGCTGCCGTTGCGCTTCAAACCGTTTGATGGCCGGTTTGATTTCGGCGAGTTCTTCGGTCTGTTTGGCCAGTTTACCTGTCAGGTCCTGCTGCTGGCGCGCCAATTCTTCCTGTTGCGCCTTCAACTCCTCGACCTTGTCGTAGAGGCGGCGTCGACCTTCTGCCGCCTCCCTGTCTTGGCGTTGCCAGGTATCGGTCAGGGTTTTGACCGACGACTCCAGCGAGCCAATCGCGTGGCTTATCCCGTCGATTCTGTCGGCCATCCCTTTCGGCACCTCGGCCGCGCTAGAACGACAGACCGGCGAGCGTGCCGGCGCCCGGGATGAGCGAGGAGAGCGCCACCTTCACGCCGACGAGGCCCAGGACCTTCGTGAAGATCGCAGCCTCGTCGCCGAGCAGCGGCGCGCAGCCGAGCTTGAGGTAGGTCGGCAGGCCGGCCTGGATCTGCATGACGAAGTCGCGCTTCTTCTGGAACAGCTGCACCAGGACAAATGTTCCGGTCGGCGGGCTCGCCGTCGGCAGCGACTGCAGGAACTTCGCCGCCGCTGGATAGCAGGCGTGGGCGATCGGATCGCGGAAGCTCGTCGGGTCGGACGCATTCGTGAGCGTCGAAGCGTCCGCGTCGGCGGCATTCAGGTCCGCGACGGCGCCGTCGACGACCTCTGTTTTGAGCGCGGCGAGGTCGTTCATGAACTTGGCAAGGCCGGACGGCGCGCCGTCGTTTGTCGCCTGCTGCTGGTTCAGCTTCAGCGGATCAGGAAAGCGAACCTTGATGCCGCCCTGGGCCATCGCTTCCTGAGGCAGGAGCACCATCGCGGTCAAACCGACGGCGAGGGCGACGATCATCGCCTTGACCGCCGTAGCCACGCCGCCGGCAGGGACGGACGTCGGGGCACTCGGCGCCCCCGGCGATATCGACGCGGAAATGAGGGCATCGTCCTTCTTCTCCGAGCCCTTCGAGGACCCGAAGAAGAAGGAATAGACGTCTTTCAGGCACGCGATCAGCACGCCCACGATCGTCATCAGCACGCCGCTGGTGCGCTCATCGATGACGGGCGGATGCAGGATCAGGATCAGGACGACCACTGCGATCAAGAGGATGATCGCCGTTGCGAGGAAGCCCTGGGTGTCGGGAAGCCAGAACGGTTTGTTGGGCACGCTACTTCTCCTGTGATGCTTGTGCTGACGCTTGTGACAGCGCGGCCTGATAAAGGTCGATATCGTGGTAGGCGAAGACGCCGAAGCGCTCGAAGAGCGATTCGGAAGGCTTTGACAGCACCGGCACGATCGGCGTCGGATGCATGTATTGGAGCGGTGGAAAGCTGAACGGCACGTCACAAACGAGGTCGTGATGCAGGCTGTCGCCGTTGCGGTAGCTGCGTCCCGGAACGGTCCCGACGATTCTCGCGAAGTCGAGCATTCCGGGCTTCGGCTCACCGAACACCACGCGGGCGGCCGGCGGCGCACCGTCGACCACCATCAAAGCGGTCAGCACGGCCGCGCGCGCGGCACCCAACGAGTGGCCGGCGACGATGCAGGGCTGATTGACCAGCGGCCGCAGATCGCTCCAGACGTGCTCCATGCCGGCGTAGAAGCCGACATGGACGTGCCCAACTTTCGTCTTGCTGGCGAGCGCGCGGAGATCGCGGACCCAATCCAGCGTCGTGATCGACCCTCGGAAGATCACCACATCGCAGCCGGGCAGGCGCTTGATGCCCCAGCACACCCCGTCATCCTCGCCGGCATCGAAGTGGTCGAGCTCGACGATCGCCATCGGCCGGTAGATCGCTGCGCAGAGCGAGGCGACGAGCGCATCTGACGGCATGCTGGTTTCCGTCACGATCTCGGCCGCCGTTTCGGGGGATAGCGCTGGATGAACGGACATTGCAGCCCGCGGCTCATCGCCTCGTATCTGGCGGCGCCAAAGCACCGCCACGGGTCGGTGAAGAACTCGAGCGCGGACATCGGTGGCCCATAGATCGGCGGCGTCCCGGCGATGAGCGCGACCGCCAGTGCGACGATGGCCGCGCGCATCAGGCTTCGATAAAGCCGAGCGATTTCAGGGTGGCGGGACCGGCCAGGCCGTCCGGGGTCAGGCCGTGTGATGCCTGATAGGCGCGCACCGCGGCGCGGGTCTGTCGACCATACGACCCATCGATGACGAGAGGATCCGCCGTCGCATGCTTCTCGTTCAGCATCGCCTGCAGAGCCTCCACCGACTCCACGTCCGTCAGGTCGAGGAGATCGCTTCCGCCGACGCCAACGGGGAGGGGAGACGGCGCCGGCACGACGGGCGGAGCCTCCACGGTCGGCAACGCCGCGCCGATGGCGAGGTCTGGCCGCAGCTGGCCGATGCGCTGCAACACGGGCACGATGCCGAGCTGTGTGTCATAGGTCGACGGCGACCAGACGTTGTCCCTGATGTACTTCCCGCCCTCGCCCCAGGGCTTGTCGTAGATCGTGGTGGCTGCCCAGAGATAGCCGGTCGGGCGCCCGTGTGCTCGCGGCCCAAAGCCGTTCCAGGCCTCGCCCTTCCAGCACGCATATTCCATCGACCACGGCGCCGAATTCTGGTCCAGCCCATCGTAGTGGATATAGAAGACCATCGCGTCCAGGCGCGACTTGAAGGGGCCCATGCCGCGCGGCACGTTCACCGAGACGTGGTCCCAGCGGTCGCCCTGGCCGAGCGCCCGGGTCGGGTCGCAATCGCTCTCCCGCAGCTCGAGGGCGCCGATGAAGGCCGGCGGGATGGCCGTGCCCTGGCATGCGGCCGTGTAGACGTCGAGATTGTCCGGCCTCAGGATCTTCTTCGCGGCGTCGTCGATGGCCTTGGTCCTGGCAGGATTGACGGCCATCAGGGTAAGCTGATGGGCATATTCGTCTTTCAGCGTCTCGAAAGGGTGCTGCATGGTGCTGTTCCTGCTCAATTACCCGACGAATGGTCATGCCCGCCGGAGTTGCGCACCGGCGAGTTGCCGAGTTAGATGACCTCCGACCGCCGGTTGGAGCGCTCATGAAGTTGAGGTTTTTGGATGGGCTGCGCGGCTGGGGAGCCGTCGTCGTGCTGCTCTATCACTGCTTCTGCGACAGCCTGCCGCCGGCGCCGTCGTTCAAGGCGCTGGAGAAGTTCGTGCCGTTCAACGGCAACCTCGCCGTGCTGGTCTTTTTCGTCGTATCGGGTTTTTCGCTGACAGTGCGGTATCTTGAGACCTATCAGCTAGAGGGCTGGTTCAAGATTCTCGCGGGCCGTTACTTGCGGCTCGCGATCCCGATTTTTGCGGCCTGCCTCATCATGCACCTGGCTCTCGTGTTCGGCGCGGTCTCGCCGCCCGATGATCGCCTGCCGAATTTTCAGTTCGCCTTTGATTTCCAGCCGACGGCCGGACATCTCTTCCGGTTCGCACTCTGGGATGTTTTCTTTGCGTTCGATCTCAAGCAGACCTATATCGGGCCGCTCTGGACGATGGGCCCGGAGCTTTTCGGTTCAGTGCTCGTGCTGATGGCCGTCCTATCGCTCGGACGCGCACCATGGCGGCTTCCGGTGCTTGCGATCCTTGCTCTCTGGATCGCCCTGGACGCGCCGACCTACGGAACGAAAGTGCTGTCCCTGTTTCCTGCTGGCGCTGCAATTGCTGATTGCTACAATCGCGGCTGGATCGAGAGGACTCCTTCGGTCACAGGACTTGCTCTGCTGGTGCTCGGCGCGGCGCAGCCCTTCAAATCGTCCAACGTCGAAGCGGCGATCCTGCTCGGAGCGATCCCGTTCACCCTTGGGTGCATCTGTCTGCAGCCGATACGTGCATGGCTTTCCAGCCCGCTTTCCGCGCGTCTCGGTGAGGTATCGTTCCCGCTCTATCTGATCCACGGCCCGGTCATCGTGCTGTTCGGCGAGCCGCTGATGCGCCACGCAGGCGACCTCGCGGCGCGCGTCGGCATCGATCTGCTGATCGTGGCCCTCTCATTTGCCGCTGCGGGGACATTTGCGCCGATCAACCGATTTGCGGTCTTCGCGTCGCATCGGTTTGCCGCGCTATGCATAGCCTTGGGTGGACACCTCTCTACTTCGCTGCGACCGTCCAGTTAGTCCCGTCGCAATAGGCCATGACGTGGTTGGTGCTCGAGCCCGCGATCGTCGAGCCCCAGGTGTTGACGGTGCTGTCCGTCACCGACGCCATCGCGCCCTCGATCGTGCCGCTGCAGGTCGTCAGGCTGGCGAACGTCTGCGGCTTCAGGAGCATCGCTCCGGCGCCGGGGTCGTTCTCGCTGACGATCGATACGCCGCCGCTGCCATGCCAGCGCATGACCGTGCCTCGCGTGGTCGAGCCGTTCGGCGTCAGCAGCATCTTGGCGTACCCGCCCTGCGCGCTCGACGTCTGGTCCTGCCCGGCGAAGATCGCGAGGCCCTGCGGCGTCCCGTTCCAGCCCGGGCTGCTATTGTAGGCCTTGGACGCGAAGAATCCGGTGACGTCGTTCGCCTTTGACTGCGTCGGCGAGAGGGCCGTGCCCTCCGCATGGTACGTGATGAATCCTGGATTGTTGCCTGAGTTGTTCGCGAAGGTGACGACGGCGAAGTTGCTCGGTTGGCCGTCGGCGTTGACGAAGACCGCCATGTTTCCGGAGCCCGACACGTTGATGCCGGTCGTCGTGTTGGCGCTCACAACGAGGGGGAACTGCGGGTTGGTCTCCGTCCCAAAACCGAGGTTGCCGCCGGACAGCATCGTTCCGCGCGTCGAGCCGCCCGCGTTGAAAAGGATCTTGTCGCCCGACGGCGCGCCGCTCGAGGTCGACTGCAACGTAAGCGTCGAACCGGCGCTCGATCCGCCGTAGTGGATCGGGCTCGTGATCGAGGTGCTGGCCGATGCTGTTGTGAACGATCCGGCAAGCGGCGTCGAGTTGCCGATGATGACGTTGTTGATCTGGTTGCCGCCGCCGGAGATCGTGCCGCCGAGCGTGAAGGCGGGGAGCATGCCGATCGACGACGGCGAACCGAGCGCGCCGCCATTGGTGACGGGCCCGCCGGCGGAGCCCACGGCAATGCCGAGCGCGGTCAGAACGCCCGAGCCGGCGCCGGTGAGGCTTCCGACCGCCGGCGTGATGGTGACATTGGCCGCTGCCGTGATCAGGCCCTTGGCGTTGACGGTGAAGGTCCCCGACTGGGTCGCCGAGCCGAACGTGCCGACATTCGAGTTGACGGTCGCGAGCGTGGTGCCGAGAGCACCAGCCGTCGTGGTGATGTCGCCGGTGAGCGCCGGAAATTGCGCGGCCTGGAGCGTGCCGGTCAGGCCGGTGGTGGGCAGGCCTGTGCCGTTTGTGAGGGTGACGGCCGACGGCGTGCCGAGGTTCGGCGTCGTGAACACCGGGTTGGTTGTCATCGCGACATTGCCGGTGCCGCTGATCGCATACTCGCCGAGCGTGCCGCTGTTGTCCATCAGGACACGACCCCCGGTGCCGCCGGTCACCAGCGTGCTGCCGTTGGCGATCGAGGTTGCGGCGGCGGACGGGCTGCAGCTCGATCCCAGCGTGCAGGTCGTGCCGTTGATGGTCATCGACGCGTTCGTCAGGCTCGCATTGCCGACGAGGCCGGGAGCACTGAACGACCCGGAGACCGTGAGGCCGTTGAAGGTGCCGGGGCCGGCTACATTGTTCGCCGGCCCGGTCGCACCGTAAGTGCCGTTCGAGTTGCCGACCAGCAGCGTGTTCGGATCGACGCCAGAAGTTCCAATCGCGATGTATCCGCCGCCGATGCCGATGTTGAACTTTGGCCCGGTCGCCGTTCCGGACTGAGTGCCTCCGGTATTGTCGACGGTGCCTCCCTCCTTCACGCAATAGTTGCCGGTGCCCCAGACGGCACTGCTCATGGTCTCGGTAAGTCCAGAACCGTTCGCAGCAATCGTGCTTCCGGTCGCAGCCAGCTGGTGACACGAGGCAGCGCCGGTTTTCGTGCTGTTGTTGTCCCAATGGATGTACGACGACGCGCCGGCGAACATATCATTGCCAGTCATGGCACCGTAGGCGATGTTGCCGACGCCGACGATGGAATTGGTCGTCGCACTGATGCCGTCGCCGCCACAGGTGAGCGTGAAACCGTCGACCATGAGCGTCGACTGAATTGCCTGCACGCAGGTGCCCGGCGCGCTGATCGTGTAATTCGCCGTGTTGGCAGGGTCCCCGCGAAAGAGGATCGCGTGATAGAAGGGATTCACGCCGAGCGGGTTGCCGACGCCGAGAGGACGGCCCCGGACCAGGAATCCCGAGAAGGTTTGCGGCGAGCTCGGCGGGTTGCAGGTTGATCCGGCGGTCTGGCAGGCCTGCACGACGAAGAAACCGGCGCTGAGATCATAGCGCTGAGAGAGCGTGTTCATCGCGCCTTGCGGCGTCGCGAGCGGAACAGACGGGTCCACGCCCGAGTTTACGTCCAACCCGCCGCTCGCGGCGAAAAAGAGCGTCGTCGGGAAGCCGAAGTAGATGGTGCCGGAGCCAACCGTCTGGCTGATGCTGACCTGATACGTACCGGTCCCGCCGGTGGTGCCGGTCAGCTGCGACACGATCTTCGTGCCCAGCGCAATAGTCGACCCGGCATTGCCGATCATCTGACCGGGTGACAGGGTGCCTGCAAGGGCAGACGAAGCCGTGAGCGTCGTTCCCGAGATCGATCCCGTGACGCTGCCCAATGGCGTCGAGATCGACTTGGAGCGCAGCGGAGCGCCGATCGAGCGATAGTTCACGCCGTCGGACGCGAAACTCGCGCTCTGACCAGGACCGATCGGAACATAGTTGTTCAGATCACCGTTCAGCGTTGCGCCGAATGTGAGGCTCGTCGAGGCAACCGTCTGGCTGAGCGACACCTGATAGGTCCCGAGGCCGCCCGGCGTTCCGGTCAGCTGGGATACGATCGTGGTGCCGGCGAGGACACCGGAGCCTGCCCCTCCGATGGTTTGCCCGGGCGCAAGGGTGCCGACCAGCCCCGACGCGGCGGTAAACGTCGTTCCGGAAATGGATCCGGTGACAACGCCGTTCGATATCGAAAGCGCAAGCTGGCCGGCGACGTCGTCGTTCTTCACCGTGAAGACGGCGCCGCTCGGTAGGATGGTGTCGCCGCGCAAGATGTCGACCATCGAAAGGCCGCCATTGGAGCGCTGGACGATGTATCCGTTGTCGGCCGCGGAATACTGATAGCTGAACCCCGAGATCGGCTTCGGCGGTGTCAGTCCAAACGGCGACGTAACGCCGTTGGCATAGCCGAAGAACCCCGCGTCGGTCACCCACAGGTCGCCAGGTGCCGGGCTGGAGGGCGTCGAGCCGGGCGTGATGTTGAGGCCCGCAACCGATGCACCGGCGGCCGCCATCACCACGCGCCCGGTGAACGTGCCGCCGGCGGCGTTGAAGGGAACGTATCCCAGCACGTCCTGCTTTGCGGCAAAGTAGGAATTCCACTGACCTGCGGTCGGCACCTGTCCATAGGTCAGGTTAGGGGTGCTCTGCGCCATGGCCACGGCCGGGCACGCGAGCGCCCACGCCGCGACGGCGAGTGCTGTCGACTTCAACAGGGTCATGGTGTCCTTCAGAATTCGGGCATCGTCCAGCGATCGATGGTGTCGATCGTGAGGTCCTCGATGTCGTGCATGGCTTGCGCAGCGCTCTGCTCGATCGCATCGATCTTGCGCTTGATCTCGTCCTGCTCTTTCAGGAACGCCGTGTCGGCAGCGGGGCGCATCGCCTCGACGTCCGCGGCGAGATCAGCCGGATCGATCGAAGTGATCATCAGTTTTGTCAGAAGCCCGCTTCGCGCCTCGGCGGCCTTGGCGTAACGATCGCGATCGTCTTCCCGGATTTTCTGCGCGCGCATGTTGAGCAGGCGGCGCTTGCCCGCTGGCACGAGGGCCGCGATCGCCGCGGCCTCGGCGCAGCTGACCTCTGCCAGCAGGCCGGTCTTTTTCGACTGCAGCACCTGCGAAGCAGAGGGTCCGTCGTCGAATATTTCATAGTCCGGCTGGCCATGCTCGTTGACGGCGTCCATCACCAGCTGATGGTGGAGCGGGCGAGGATAGGGCGCATGCCGCTCGATTCCTGTGACGCCGCGATCTTCGTCGTGCTTGACGCGCTCCATATGCGCGGTCCAGTTTCGGTGCTCATGCGCGAAGGCAGCCACTTCCACCGCAAATGCATCAGGATCTCGTATGGCCGACCTGGCAATGCGGGTCGTCATGTTTTCAGCCCCCAGTAGACAGCCATGTTGCGCTCAACGGTGTTGTGGCCGGTGCCGCTTCCTGACGACGCATTGTTGATGGTGATATTGGTGCTCGAGCTCCCCGTCGTCGCACCGCTCGATTGCGGGCCGCCCAAATAGATGTTTCCCGTTCCGGAAACGCGGGCGCCGCTGTCGGGCGCAATGAGGTAGGAGTGATTGTGCTGCGGGTCGGTCAGCGTGTTGACGTGAGTGTGTGCTCCATTCTCACTCGAGGTCAGAGCATGCAGGTTCTCGCCGAGAATCGAACCGGGAGTCGTGGTGTTGCCGATTGTGATCGGCACGCCGTTGAGGAACGTCGAGGCCGATCCTGCCATCGTGTCCACACCGATGACACCGAGCCCCTTCATGTTCGGGGTCGTTAGGCGCTTCAGCGCGAGGAAATCAGCGACGGCATTCGCGCCGCGGGTCGACGGGTTTCCGGACGAATCGAAGATCGGGCACTGGGTATTCGAAAATTGATCCCAGATTGCCTTGTAGACGTACACGTAGCCGCGATCGGCTTGCGCCGCTCCGGAGCCCGTGTTTCCGACAGTCGTCCCGTTGGCGAGAATGAACTGGCTGTTGGTGTTGGCCGTGAGAAGCGGAACGGGCGTACCTGGTTGAAGGCCGACACGCACCCAGCCCGCGGACGTCGACGGATCATCCGGATTCGTCAGGTTGTTGTCCTGGAAGCTCGCCCACATGGCGCCGGCCGTGTAGGCCGAGTTGAGGATGCTTCCGAAGGGATAGCCGCCCACCGCCGTTGCAAACGCCGCATCGTAGACGTTGGGGCCTCCCGCCTGAGCCCACTGCAGCCATGCGGTGACGACGCTCAGGATTCCGTTCATGTCTTGGCCGAACGGAGGCACGCCGCCAGCGGACACGTTCGTGAAGTTGTCGGGCGGAAATCCGTCGGTGAAGGACGCCGCGCCATCCTGGGTGCCGATTTGCGATGCGACCGGAACGACCCGGATATAAGCTCCGCCGGCATTCTTGCCCCAGATCACCTGCATCCGGAGCGGAACTTGCGAGCCCTGCATTGTTTGGCTTTCCTAGACGAGCACGGTCACGGCGACCGACACTCCGGTCGGATGGGGCAGGGCTCCGGACTGCTCGACGATCGCAAGCTCGACCGGCGTCAGCGCGAAGTCGAAGTGATAGGCCATCGACATGTCGAGGCCGTCCTTCACGAAGCAGTTGCCGCGGCCCGGAAAGAGCCGCAGCAGGATCTGGTTCATCGCCGGGATCGACCCGTCGCAGATATTGGCGAGAGCCTTCGCATAGATCAGAACGCGATAGGCGCTGTCGGACAGGATGAAGTTGTTCGTCAGCTGCTGGCCCGAGAAGAACGACTGCGTGTTGAACGGATTTGAGCCGGGGAGGGCTTCCTTGTATCCGAAGTAGTCACCCCCGGTCGGTACGTCGAGGACGCGGCTCACCACGACGATCTTGCCCCAGTCATCGAGGCCAAAGCCCTGCGCGGTCGCGACGTTGAAGACGAAGTCGTAGAAGTTGTCGAGGGCGGCCGTCTTGTCGAGGTACTCGTCCATATTCCCAATGAGCGTCGTGATCGTGTCGCTGTTGGCGAATTGGCTTGCGATCGTGTCCCAGTAATCGAACGGGATGATCGTCCCGATCGGCGATACGCCGATGATGAATTGGCCGATGCCGTTCGATCCCGGCCTCGGCCTGTTGATGTCCGGGCCGCTCATGTCAGCGCGACGGCGATGTTGTTGGCGTTGATGGTGGGCGTTTGATCCCCGTGAACCATCGTCAGGGTCAGGTTCGCCGTCGCTCCGGTGATCGTGCGGCTTCCGACCGTCTGCGGGTTATTGATCGTCCAGCTTGTCCCGCTACCACTGAGGATCGTCGTGCCCGGTGTGATCAGACCGGCCGCGTCGGATATCGTCTGCCCGATGGCGACTGCGCCCGATGCGGTCGCCGAGACGGACAACGCCGTTCCCGAGATCGATCCGGTGAATACGGCGCCGGCATTGTTGTTGGAACCGACCAGAACCGAGATGATGTTGGCCCACGATCCCAGTGCCGCGATCGGCGGATAGTACCGGCTCGCATAGATCGTCGATCCGATGCGGGCGCGCGCACCTCCATCCGACCCTGCAAAGGCTCCGATGATGGCGGCCTGCACCTGCGCGATGACATCGGAGGGCACCTGCAGGCTGTTGGCGATCACGACCGCGAACAAGATGGCGAGCGAGGTCGGCCGCTCGAACGTCACCTGATACGATGGCAGCGGCGGCGAATATCCGGAGCTGTCGTCGACGACGGTGACCGTCGTGTTGCCGTTGTAGCCACAGCCCGGCGACTTCTTCGACCAGATCGCATTGGCGACGTCCTGGTCGGCTCCTCCGACGGCGGAGACATAGATCGAGTTTTTCGCGAGCGTCACGCCCGAGATCACCGCCGGCGAGCTTGAGTCGTTCTGTACCGACCAAGCATCTAGCACGCCGGAAACATCGAGCACCTCGCCCTGGACCGCCTGGATCGTGCCGCGAGAGTTCTTGGCGACGGATTCCTTTCGCCGCGTCTCGAATTCGGCGCGGGTCTCGGTGTTATTTCCGAGCGTGCCGTCGGCCGGATTGTTGATGCTATCCCAGCCCGGAATGGCGCGCGCGATCTTGGTCAGCGTATTCGCCGGGCAGGGGATCGGGCCGACGGCGTTGCAGGCGAACGTCAGCGTGATGCTTCCGGTATTGTCGATCACGCCGCCATCGGTGCAGCTATAGAGATTGCCATCGACGGCTTTGGCCAACGCGCCGGCGGGGATCTGTACGCCCTGACCGCCGGTGCAGACGGCTTGGACGACTGTCGGTTCGGACGGTTTTCGCTGGAGAAAGTAGATGGCAGCAAGGGCGTCTTGCCACCGATCCTGGGCGAAGTCCGGATTGAACATGTTCGCCATGAACAGGAACGAGTCGTTCCCATTCCCGACGATCGCGGACGTGCTGGTCGCCAGTTGCCCCTGCGGCGTTGACAATGAGGGATCGAGGCCGCCGTCGAATGCCGCATCATAGTCGGCCTGCACGCCGGCGAGGATCTGCGCCTCGGTGGGCGCGACCGGCCCTTGCGGGGTGAATACGATCGGGGGGACATTCGTTGTCATGTCAGAACAGCGCCGCCGTTGTCGTCCCGTTCTCGTCCGTCACCTGCACCTGGCCGCGGACGTTGCGGTCCGCGATAGACGTGATGAACACCTGCGCCGTTGAAACACCCGTCACCGTTTCAGCCACAGCCGCCAGCGTTGCCTTCATCAGGGGCACGTTGACCGGTCTGGCGAGGATCTGGCTGCGCCCGTTCGCCGTGAGGTACGGCACGCCCAGCGTCGTGTTGTACCATTGCTCGCCGAGGAACAGCCGGATGGCGCTCGCGGCGTTCTGCGCGAGCGCATAGGGATCTTGTGCGGCAGCGATGTTTCCAGAAGCGTCGATGGCGAGGTCCCACGTCTGTGGGTTGAGGAACATCGTCTTCATGCTTGCGCCGGCGTCGTCGGCGCCGTTGCGCCTTGTGCGGTGTGGTGATGGCCCTTCAGGCTGATCGTGCCGGCAACGACATCGCCGGTCGTCTTGATGTCGACCGCGAGCTCGCCGCCGGCACCCCCGAGGATCTGGCCACCCAGCTGCACGTCGTTCGCGAAATTCACGACGCCGGTGAATTTCCAGCCTGAGGCATCCGACGTCAGGCGGTTGCCGTTGTTGGCCGTGATGTCGATGCCGTCGCTCGTCCACTTGATCCACTGCACGGGAGCGGTCCCGTTGAGGCCCGGAATGCCGAACAGGTAGATTCCGTCTGAGGGGCTGAATTTCCGCAAGGATCCCGGATTGCCAATATCCTGAGTACTCTTGACCGCGGAGATGTCGCGGTCGCACACCGACATCATCCCCATGTCACCCACGGCCGGATCGATCATGAAAGCGTTCGTGCCGCCCATGGCCCACACATAGGGGATGCCGTAGATCGTCCCGTGCGGTGTCGAATTGAGCTGACCGTCGAGCTGGTTGACTGCGATCTGGACGTCGACCGTCTTCTTGTCGGTGTCGACGGCCATCACCTTCACGATCTTGTTCGTCGAGATGCGCGCAAGCGCCTGTGCGATCTGGAAGGCGAACGGATTGAAGGCGCCGGCGGAATCGGACGGGTCCTGTTGCCCATATCCCTTCGTCGCGTCATCCGCCATGCGTCAGGCCACCGGCGTTGGGAATTTCGGGTTGTAGCAGAGCAGAATCGAGAACCACCGGCCGTCCGGCATCTCCGCCTCGAGCTGGTGGCCGAGGCTGTAGACGGTCCATTCGCCGCAGGCCGCGGGCAGGCTGCTCTGGACCTGAACCTTTCCGCCGAAGCCGATCGACGGGTTGTAGAGCGTCTCGACCATGATGCCGTAGGCCGTATAGGTCGGATACCCCTTCATCCCGGTCTGAGGCGAGACCAGCGGCACCAGGCCGCCGCGCGAGCCATTCTTCGGCCAGATCGCGAGCGTGCCGCCTTCGCCGTGATTCCAGGCGATGCCGGCCGCGTCCACGCAGGCCTGCGCCTGCGTCTTGAACGATCCGGAGAAATATGCGTTCGAGAGCGTACCGGTGACGCCGGAATTCTCGAACTTCAGGCCGAGCTGCGTGGCAAGGCCGCTCATGATCGTGGCGATATCGGCCGAGCCCTGGAAGCTCGATGCCTGCGCCGGGATCACCGCTTGAGGGGCAAGCGTATGAGCGGAGATGTGGAAGGAAACATCTGGCGAGGCGTTGAAGTCGCCGAAGGCCGCCAGGATGTATCCGGTGAAGACGGTCGACATGCCGGATTGATCGTCGCCAGCCTCGAGGACGATGGCATTCTTCGGCACCAGGTTGATCTGCATGCCGAGCGTCGATAACCGGTTGATGGTCGACAGCGACAGGCCGTAGATGGTCAGATCGAGCGTGCCGTCCGACGGTCCGCCGGCGTGCAGCACCTCGGCCGACATCCGCAGGTTCTCGATGATGACGGTGTCGGCCCCGCCGCTATTTGCGAACGTCTGCGCCTGCCCCTCGATCGGGGCCAGCGTGATCGTGGCGCGAAGCTTCCGGCTGACGAGCGCCATCAGCCCGTCACCAGGTCTGCCGCCTCGAGATAGACTAGCTGGTATCGCGAGCCCAGGCCCGTGTAGACCGGGTCAGACGTCCCTTGCGTGTCGAAGAAGGCAAGATCACCAACAAATCCAAGATAGGCATATCGGACGATGCGGTTTGCCTGCTGCGCGATGATGCCGCGCACGATCGGCGTCGATCCGATCGAGAGGTCGACGAAGAGGCCGAAGAACTTCTGGTAGACATTGATGCGGCAATTCTGGTTTCCGAGCACCACCGTCAGCGTCTGGTTCGGGACCGCCTGCAACGGGATGATCTGCATCAGGGCAACGCCTGCGATAGGTCGAATTGTCCGGGAGCTGCCGGCGTCGTCTGGACCGTCCCGCCGCTCACCTGAGGCGCGGCGCTCGGCGACTGCGGCTGGTTGATCGTGCCGGTGTCCCTGAACTTGACGACCCCTTCCACACTCGTCGTCGGGCTCGTCGGCGTCGTGGATCCTTGCTGCGAGGTGGTGAACTGCTGGCTTGTCGTGACCCGGATCTGCTCGCAGTACAGGTCGATGACGATGAGACCCGCCCCTGAACGTGCGGTCCGCCGGATCGATTGATGAACCGGGTTGATGCTCAGGTAAACCTTTTCCGGCGTCACCGCGTCGAAAGTGTCGATCGAGTCAATGATGGCATCTACCGAATCGATCAGCGCCTGCCGGTTGGCCGTCGAGCCGCCGGAAGAGAACTGAAGCCGCACGTCGTACGGCACGATCACCTTGTTGTAGCTCTCGAAGGCCCCTTGCTCGATGGGGTATTTCGAGATGCGGCGGTCCTGCCGGAATTCGAAGGCAAGAACGTTGTCGGCGGTCACGACCGGCAGGCCATCCTGGAACAGGCCCCACTGCGGGGCGCCGGCGCCGCCCAGGATCGACAAGACATCTGCCGTGATCAGCTGAACTGCCTGGATCACGATGCCGCTGGCGAGCGCCGGAAGCCCAGGGATCGCCATTTCAGTTCTGCCCGTCGTTTGCCTGCGCCGCGTAGCTCTGGCGCTTCAGCTCGGAGCTGATGCCGCCCGCGATGCCCTTGGCATCGGTGGCCTGCGTGACGACGTTGATCGGCCCGTTTATGGTTATGGACGTATTGTTGCTGGTAGACGCCGCCCCGCGATCGATCCCCGCCCAGGCTCCGATTCCGCTGTTTGCGGCGCCGTGATAGGCGCCCCATCCGTGCGCCCTGATGTCGTCGAGCGCGTACATGATCGCTGCACGCTCGTTGGCCGGGTCGCGGACGTCCAGCCCCGTATCCTTCTGGAACTGATCGCCGACATGGCCGCCACGGCCGCCAGGCGTCAGGTGGAGCTGGAAGGCGCTGTAGGACTCCTCGCCCGGGATCGAACTCTTGAAATTGTTGAAGCCCTCGCTTCTGGCGACCGCCATTGCGACGTCGGGATTGATCCCGCGCTTGGCCGCCTCCGAGCGGATGAAGGCTTCCTTCTCGGCCTGGGAGGTGAATGCGCCCGATTTGGCAGTGCTCGCGGCCGCCGGCGCCGGCGTAGCGGCTGCCGCGCTGACGAGGTGTGTTCCGAAAAGGCTGTCGATCCAGCCTCCGATCATCTTCAGGTCTTTAGCGTCCGACCCGTTCTTGAGGGGGTTGAATTTGCTGTCGCTGTCGACGAGGTCAAGAACCATGCCCTGCGCGGCGCGCTTGGCGTTCTCCGTGAAATTGTTCCATCGCTGCTCGAGCCGGCTGGCGGCATCGGCCTCGGCATCCGTCAGCGCCCGCATACGCTTCAACAGCTCGTTGAAATTCTCGCCCTTCTGGATCATCGCATCGAACAGGCCGGGGTCGAGGCCTAGCCGCCGCTGCCAGTATCCTGCGGCAGCCGGACCCTGCGTGTCGTGGATCGCGCGCAGGTTCTTGGCGATGTCTAGGAAGGTCTGTTCGACCCCCTTGTTGATGTCGATGATCGTGCCGCCGGCGGCGCCCAGCGCGCGGAAGTCCGCAACGATCGCCCGGACGTCGCCGATCTTCCACCCGGCCAAGGCGTCCGAAATCTGGATGAAGGACTGTGCCATGCCCTCGGCGCTTCCGCCGAACATGTTGGCTAGCCCCTGAAACCTCGAGATGACCTCGACGGAGACGCCGAGGTTTCGCGACAGGCGCCCCACCGCAGCACCGGCGTGGATGGCTTGAGCCGCGAACTGGACAAGGCCGGCGGCACCCGTGACTGCCGTGAATAGCTGCAGCGTCTGGGTCTTGATCCCGCCGATCGCCTCGCCGGACTTCTTCGCCTGGTCCTCGATGTCCTTTCCGCCGCGGACGAAGGCTTCCTTGGTCTTCTTGTACTCGGCGAGGGCGCGCCGTTGGCCCTCGTCGAACTTCTTCGGATCCAGGCCAAGCTCGACGACGAGGGAGTCAACGAGCATTCGTCTCCTCCCGCTTTCTCAGCACGCGCCTGTTGTGAGCATCCACCGCGGCGATCTCGAGAAGATCATAGCAATCTTCGATCGACAGCACCGTCGCCATATCGCGCATCATCCCGCCACCAAAGGCGCCGATCACCCCGCCGATCAGGTTGGTGACGTTCGGGTACTCGGCTAGCCCGTCGGGCTCGGAGAGGCCGCCAACAACATCTGAGCGAGCTCTCCGAAAGTAAAACCCATGTGGAGTTCGATCAGCTCCTTCCGCAGCCGGATCAGTGTGGAGACTTCCTCGATATCGTCGTCTCCGCCCAGCGGCCGCGCCAGCGTCGGCGATTCGACGATTTTGATGCAGGACAGCATCTCGTCCATCAGATCGTCCACGGCCTGGATGTCGCCGCCGGCAAGCGCCTGAAATCCGACGAGATAGAAGCCGAGGAGGCCTAGCTTGGCGAGCTCGCCCTTGACGTCCAGGTCGTTGCGGCTGCACGCGGCAACCGCGTGCCGTCCCCAGCGCTCGGCCTTCAGCGCCGGCATCTCGGTGAGGAGATAGGTCTTCCCGGCGTCACGGTTCTCGCGCGCGCCATCGGCGGCCGCCTCGATGGTGATGATCTTCGTCTTGATCGACATGATGAGCCTACGTCGGCTGCGGCGCGACGCGCTCCCAGGTGATCTGGAATTTGCGCGGCTGCAGGATCTTCTTGATTTCGGGCGCCGGCTTGTACTCGGTGAGGAAACCGTTGGTCCAAGTCCATTTCGTGCCGAGGCTCTTCAGCGTCAGGAGACCGTTGGCTGCGAACGTATCCTGCTGGGCGTCCTGCGCGGCCTTCCATTGGTCGAAGATGAAGTTCGACGGGGAGTTGGCCTGCAAGGTGTAGATATACTTGACCGCATTGAAGACGTAGCCGCCGGACAGGGTGCCGTCGACCCCCATGGCCGTCTCGGCGATCGTCAGCGTATCGACGTCGGCGACGTCGTCGACGCCGAATTGCTGAAGCTGCTGAGGCCGGTTGAACACGCCGGGGATCGTCAGCGTGATCACTGCGTTCGCTGCGGTCAGGCTCGGCATGATCTCGATATCCTTCTTCGAACGGTGCTCAGAGGATGGTGGTGCTGCTCAAGCTGATGCTCTGCACGCTCTCGCCATCGACGTAGAAAAACGTGATGGATCTCGGTCCGCGCGCCTGCCGGATTGACGGCGAGACGGCTGGCAGCAGCAGGTACCATCCCTGCGTGGAGATGATGTCGGCGATGTTCTTGCCTCCGGCCGCGGCATTGACGGCCGCGATCTGCGCCGAAGATAGCGTGATCCCGGTGGCGATCGCGCCGAACGACAGGGCAGCCTGGATGGGGTCGGCAAGCGCTGCCTCGATCAAGGCATCGCCCGCGGCGTTGAACGGGATCGCGTTCGTCTGCTCGAGGAGGTTCATCAGCGCCAGCTGAAGGGCATTGGTCAGCCAAATCTGGTCGATCAGCGTGTCAAGCCACTGGAACGGACCCGACACCATGCCGCGCTGGAAGTCGATGAACGCCTGGTTCGCGGTGGCGACCGCACCATAATAGTTATAGCCGTTCCCGCGGTCACCCGGCACCTGCGGGTTGCCGCCGAGGTTTACGGCCGCGGCCTCGGTGGTCACCGAGGCCGTCATGCCGCTCTGCTTCTTGAAGGCAAAGGATACGCGCCCGCCGGCCTGCGAGAAATTTACCGATGCGATGAAGCCGCACACCATCGCGGCGAGGTTCGTGTTTCCGACCTCCCAGACGAGGCATGTCGCTGAATAGTTGGCCTGCGATATCGCGTAACCAAGGGTCGCCGTTGCCGGCACCTGCGTTGCAGCGGCCGCGGCGGTGTCCCATGCAATGTAGACGAATCGGTTCTTCTGAGCGTTGGCCCAGGATGCGAAGGCGAGCTTCTGCGTAATCCCAGATCCCTGGTCGGGATCGAACCCGGTCATGAATGATGCCCAGTTCTGGGTGACCTGCTTCATGCCATCCATGAAGGCGCCGGGGGTCGCAGCATCCGCGCCCTGCGAAAGCACGGCGCCGGTGGCCTGCGTGAGCATCAGGTCGACCGCCAGTGCACCGCTCGCAAACGCCATGGTCGAGGCGTTCCCCGTCGTCCCTGACGCGATGACGAATCCGCCGGAGACGCTGTCATAGCTCACGGCCGGGGCAAACGAGGTCACCGTGGTCGGCGATCCGACCGTCGAGGACTGCGTCAGGTTGTACGTGCCGGCGCCGCCCGTGCCGGTGCCGAACGAGGAGATGAACGAGGCGGCGGTGACGCCGGTGCCTGTGACCTTGTCTCCGACCGCCAGCGGCGCGCCGCCGGTCAGCACCGCCGAGACAGTCATGACATTGGCGGCGATCGTGGCCGTGACCGTGCCTTGCTGCACGCCGGAAATGGCGAGGTCTGTTTCGATCAGTTGGGCGGCGTTCGTGAAGGATGTCACACCGCTAAGATTGATCGAGGCGGTATGCGCGTTGCCGTCGATCGTGGCCGACAACTGGCCGTTGAATCCCTGCAGCTGGGTCAACGACAGCCCCGAGACGTTGCCGCCGCGCAGGTACGCGGCGACCGCCGCAATCGGGTATTGCGCAAACAGGATCGCGGCGGGCGTCACCGTCGCGGTGTCGAATCCGCCGAAGTATCCGGAGCCGAGGCCCGGTCCGCCGGAAGCGATCTGCGCTTCCTTCGAGGTCGTGCCGAAGAACTCGGCCACCGTCTCGCCGTCCGGAAAGGACATGACGGTCCCGATCGGCACCCGCGTGCTGGTCGTCAGGATCAGCCCGTTCAGGTCGAGTGCCGACCCGCCGGCGGCGAGAACGCTCGGATTGACCGACACGAAGAGGCCGGCAGGAATCGTGCTCATAGGCGGTGACCTCGGATCGATGGCATCAAGGTACGGTTACGGTGGAGTTCGGCCATGACGCAGGGTCCGTCTCGACGTTGGTGATGTCGAGCGAGAGGCTGTCGGCCGACTGCGCCGGCACGGTGACGACCTGGTCTGCCTGCAATCGTGCCTCAACGGCATATCGAGGCTCGTATTGGTTCTCGGCGTTGACGAACGGAATGAGCCGCGGATCATCGGCATAGAGCGGAGTAATGCCGGGATAGTCGTCGAAGAAGTCCGTCGCGTAATCGTCGCGGAACAGGGTCGCGATAAGCTGCGCGTTGTCGGATGCGGTGAGCAGGTTGTCGCTGTGGACGTCGAGCTGAAAGACGACCTCGGTGGATTGTGTCACCGCGGTCTGGTCGCCGGTATCGTTCAAGGTGTCGAGATTGGTCGCGAGGCGCGGCCGGCGCAAAACCGTCATCGTGACGAAATTGGCCTTCTTGGGCTCCGGCACCCGATTGTCGAGGCCTTCGATCACTTCGGTGCCGCTGGGGAGGATCGAGAGCAGGAAGGCGCGCAGCGCCGTCTGGATGTCGGATTGCGACGGCGACACCGACAAGGGCATTTGCTGCGCGCTCTACCGGTAGAACAGCACGTTCAGTTTGGCGCTGGCAGTCTGCTCGATGAACTGGATGGCGGACAGCGTGCCTTCATATGACAGCGCGACCCCGGTCGCGAGCGGCATCCCGACGGTGGCAGTCGGCGACGTTCCGTCGTCTCGATATCGGACTGCCTGGGCCTCGGCGGTGATGACGGCGAGCGTCGGCGGTCCGCCACATGTGGTCGGCACCGTCAGCTTCTGCGCCGAGGACAGCGAGGTGATCTGCTGATAGCCGCACGCCACGCGCCGGATGCCGCTATCGGCGCAGGCCTGCATGGGGATCGAGGCGGCGATGAGGGCAAGCGCAAGTCCTCGCAGCATTCGTCGTCTCCATTCAGCTCTGCGGGTTCTGGCGGACCACCGCGACCTTGCACCAGTCCGGCCAGTTTTCGAGGACGATCGCGACAAGCCAGACATTGCCCGCAGGATCGGTGATCAGGTCTCCGCCCATGTTCTCTTCGCGCACCAAGCCGTTCAGCTGGCCGTTGACGTAGATGGCGTTGCGCGCATCCTGGATGTTGAGGGCGTCGAGGTGCTGGATCTCTTTGTTCGATAGCGCCTGGACCTGTCCCTGCACGGTCACCGGAGCGGCGTAGCTCGGCGAACGCTGGCCGTTCGCGGCCGTCGTGTATCCGGTTGAGATCTGAACCACGAGCGGGACGTTCGGGTTGACCGAGCTGGTCACCCCGTTCGCAATCCCGCGCAGGTTCATGGTTCAGTTCTTGAAAACGACGAACGCGATCTTGATGGTGCCGTTGAGCGCCGCGGAGGCATGGATGTTCTGCACCACGATCACCACCGAGCCGGCAGCAGGTTTCACCGTCGTGATCGCCGGCGTTCCGGTCGTCGCCGTGCCCAGCGCGACGCTTGCCATGACCTGGTCGGCCGCAGCGATCGAGGAATCGGTGAGGGTGAGCGTATAGGTCGCGCCTGCGGCGGTGCTCAGCGATTCCGACGTGATGACGCCGGCGTCCTTGTTGAGCGTCGCGGCACCGGAGGAGGCGGTCGCTGTCTTGGTGCCCTGGTCGATCTGGACCTGGCTGAAGCTTCCGGCCTCGGGCGTGGTCGCGCCGATCGTCATGTTGTCGATCGTGCCGGGAGCGCTTGCGGTGGGCGCCTTGAAGGGGAAAACCAGATCGCCGATCGACGTGAAGAAGGTGGTATTCGCCGCAAGGGCCGCAACCGACGAGGCAAGCAGGGCGGCCGCGATGACGGACGCTTTGGGTTTGAATCGCATGGGCAGGGGTCCTTTTGGTCTAGTCGGATTTGACCTCGAAATCGACGGCGTTGATCATGTCGCCGGTTTCGATCAGCGGCTTGTCGAAGCCTTTCCGCTTCACCGTGGACGGCGCTAGCGGCGGGGAATTGGTGTCCTTGATGGACTGCTGGATCTGGCTCTTGATGGCGTGGCCGGTGACCTCGAGCGCGCGGCCGGCGTCGAAATCGTTGGCCTTCAGCTGGGTGGCGATGCCCTCCGGCCACTCCGGGCTCTTCTCCTCGACCATATTGCGGAAGAAGGGGCGGGCCGGGATGTGCCGCGTTCCGAACTCGTTCATGGCCGCGCGAAGCGCGATCGGATCGCCGTCCGGGCCCGTGGCGCCTTCCAGGAATCCGACCCGCAGCATGCCGCCGTTAGACAGGCCCTGCGCAATCTTGCTCAGGGCCATGGCCAGGCGGTCGCCGCCGCGGATCGAGGCCATCAGATCGCCGGCGTTTCGGCCTCGGGGGCCGGTGTGGTCACGGATACTGCGTCCGGTACTGCGACAGGCTCCGTCGTGGCGCTCACGCCCTCTGGCAGCGGGGGATTGACGGTCTCGTTGACCGAGGCCTCCGCCGAGCCTTCCGGCGCCTGGGCGGTGATGGTCACGACGGCCGGCTTTTCCTCCTGCGCGGCGCCGTCGCTGATCGTCGTGGCGAGATCGTCGCCCATCGACAGGACCACATCGAGCGCCGCGCGATTCTCCTCGAACCAGGTGAGCATAAGGGCAACACCGGCCAGCTTCTCCTCGATGTCACCAAGGACCTGCTCGAGCTTTGACGTCACGCGCACGTCGAGGTCGCCGACCTTCCTGCTAAGCTCGTCGATCCGGCCGCTCAGTGCTTCCGCGGCGGTCGTCTCGCCGCCCTCGGCGGCGTCGATGATCGCCTCAACCCGCTTCTTGAAAGCCAAAAGGCCGCTCACATGTTTGCCGATTGCGTCGACGTCCATTGTCTACTCCTGCTGCTTCAGACGCCGAAGCCCGGCGGGCCGACGACGCCTCGATTCCTGTTCGGGAGGTAGCGCATGGTCCGGAACGGCGCGGTCGCCGTCCAATACATCGCGCCGTATTTGGTCTGGATGAACCAGGCCATCTGCTGGGAGACGTTGTTCGAATAGGCCGTCTGGACCGACACCGAACCTTCGGCCGCGCCGCTAATGCGCCCGACGATGCTGCTTGCCTGGCCGCCGGCGGTCGCCGGCGCCATCAGCGCGGCGACGTGCGCCGTCAGCATGTTGAGCAACGCAAGCTGCTGATCGGCGTCGTTCACCGGTCCGCCGCCGTCGTTGCGATGGACCGAAGTCGCAAGCTGAAAATATTCTTGCGCCTGTGGCGCGCTGACCGTGTTGTTGAACTCCGGATAGATCGCAGCCCATTGAGCGTAGTTGAACTGGACAACCACGCCCATGGATCGATCCTCTCGATGACGTTCAGGTCAGGCTGAGCTCGAGCTTGCCATCGACAATCTGGCTGAGGCCGGCTTCCTTGATCCGCTGGTCGACGAATTCCATGCGGCCCTCGGCGTTCATCTTCATCCTGGTGTCAAGCGCTTCCATTCCGGTCGTGAGCGCGGCGAACTCGCGCGCCTTGCCGCGGACCTCATCGGCGTTCTCCGACCCGAAGATCAGGTTGTTCTTGACGTAGGGCGCTTCCTCGTTCCAGCGCATCCAGCGCTCGAAGATCTCGGCCGGCATGCCCTGCGTGATCGCATACCCTCCGACAACTTCGACAAACGGCTTAAGTGCCTCGGGCACGTTCTGGCCCTTGATGCGGTAGGTAGGCCCGACAGGCCGGAACACTTCCACCTTGCGCGAGCCGCCGCCCATGACCGGTTCGTGCGTGGTGGACTTCCGGTGATCCCTGATCTTGATGCCGTGCGGCAGCTTGCAGGCAACAGTCACGACGCGGGAACCGACATTGGTCCCCGCCGGGGCGGCATCTGACATTTCAGGAACTCCTGGCTGGTTTTGGGAAAAGAGGTGGGATGCCCGGCGCTAGATGCCGAGCATCGAGGAGAACGCCACCGGCATGCGGATGATGGCGCCGAACGTGCCACCCATCTTCTTCTGCTTGAACGAGGAGGCGGCGCGGATGATCGGGAATGCCTTGAGCTTCTCGGTGAAGGCGCAATAGGCGGTCTTCTGGCCTTTGATCTTCTCCACGATCAGCTGCATGAAGTTGCCGGCGGGCACACCTTGCGGATTGGCCGGCGTCTGCGCGCCATATTGGACGGCGGTCTGGATGCGCAGGTTCGGGAAGTTCTTCTTCAGCAGGTCCTCGACGTTCACGTTGAACGAGTTCGTGAAGGTGAGGGCGACTTCGGATCCCGGCGACAGCCCCAGCACCATCGGCGACTTCTTGTTCACGAGGCCGAGGTTGTTGTTCACGATGTTCTCGTACAGCGCGACGATGTCGTTGTATACCTCGTTCGCCGTCGCGTTGGGATGACCGTCCGCCGTGAACCAGGCAGTCCCGCCGTTGGCCTTCGGCGCCGGCGACAGCGGCGCGCCGAGGTTCGGATCGTTGAAGAGACCGAAGCACTGGAGGCCGGAGACGCCGTAAAAGTAGGACAGGTTCTGGAAGCGGTTGAGACCGTCGGCCGCCGCGGCATCGAGCGAGCTGATCCAGTTCACCCGGCCGAGGCCCGCCATCTCGATCTCGCGATCGCCGTACTCCATCATGACCTGGAAGTTGTACGACTGGCGCTGGGGCCAGTTGGTGTTCACCGAGGCGCGGCCGTTCTCGTTGAAGTCGCCATAGGTCGACACCTCGACCGTATGCTCGACGGTCGGGAACATGGCCGTCGTCGTCGTCCAGTTGCCCTTGCGCTCCTCGCCGACGATCTCGGCAGCCTCGGTCGGCGCGAACAGGATGTTGTAGACATCCGGATCGATGAAAGTCGACAGCCACGACGGGATGCCGGTGTTTGGATCGGTCTGCAGCGCCGGCTGCGCATCCATCGCGAGATAGTTGCGCTTCAGCTCGTCGGTCGCGTAGCAGCGCACCGTGTCGGGCAGGGAGATGCCGCGGTCCGCGAAGAACGCCTTCTCGCGCGCGAATGCATCCATCGCTTCCTGGAGAGAACCGTACATATGATGCTCCTTCGGCCGAGAAGGGCTCGGCTCAGTTTCGACTTGGTTGGAGGAGGTGAGGGCCGATCAGCTATCAGCCGAGCGGGTGATCGCTGATCTTGACGAGCTCGCCGGCAAGACCCGGGCTCATCGCGTACCACTTGGTCTCGACGTCGAGCGCGGTGTTGAGCGCGCCCGATCCCACCGTCTGGGTATTGTTGACGATGTAGGTTCCGGCGCCGCCGGTGCCGGTGCCGAGGTCGGTGATGACCGTACCAGCCGACGTGCCGCCGCCGGAGACCGGCTGGCCGATGCCGAAGGTGCCGCCCACCGTACCGCCGATCGTCAGCAGGCCGTAGGTTCCGCTGATCGTGGTGGAGGCGGCCGACTGCTCCGGAATGTTCACATTGTAGCGCCCGATGCCGCGGAGCGCTTCGCCGGCCAGCAGCGGGAGGACCTGAGACACGATGGCCGAGCCGGATGCGACGTTCGTGCCGGAGATCTGGGTGCCGTTGTAGAGCGTGCCGCTGCCGACCGCGGTCACCGTCATGAGGTTGCCGGTGATGGAGCCGGTGAACGAGCTGGTGCCGGCCGCGATCGTCGAGGCGGTCGAGGTGCCACCCGAATCCGGAGACCCGGTCGCGCCGAAGCGCACCGAGCCGTCCGCGAAGATGGCATAGGCCTTCTGATTGATCAGCGCCTGGCCCGATCCGGCATTGCGCACGACGAAGTCACCGCCGTTCATCAACGTGATGCCGAAGCCGGCCGGTACCAGCATGCTCGCGTTCTGCAGGTACTGGGTGATCAGGCCCTGCTGCTCGCGGTGCACGAAGCCCGTCACGGGCCCGGAGCCGAAGTTATTGACGATCGCGGGACCGCCGACGTCGTCGACCGCGGCCATGCTCGCCCAGGCAAAGCGGCCGACGCGCACGCCGGCAGCGCCGCAGACGAAGGCGCCGGCGCCGGCGATCACGGAAAAGCGCGGATTGGCACTGGCAAAGTCACCTTCGACGCCGATTGCCGGCTGAACGGTGACCGCCGTCTGAAAACCACCACCAGTCATCGGATGTTCCTTTCAGGAGGGTTCGTTGCCGGCGGCTATCTGCGCGCCGGCTTGGGTTGGCTCAAAGGTGAAGGGGCGGGCTTAAGCGCTGATGCCGATCCTGGCCGCGTGCGGGAAGCGCTCGGCGAGGCTCTTCTGGACGGCGGCGTCCGTGGCGATCGCCGGCTTGGGTAGGACGGGGCCCGCGCCGGTCGGACGCTGCGCCTTCAGGACGGCCTTCAGCGCCGGAACGCCGGTGATCTTGTCGGCATCGGCGACACCGAGGACGCCAAGAGCGGCCTGGAACACCCCCTCGGCGCTGTCGAAGGCCTGCTTGAGTGCGCCGACGAAGGGGCGAACCTCCTCGCGGGCATCGGCGATGTCCTGGTTGCGCTGGCGTTCCGTCTTGACCGCGGCGCCGATCGCCTGGTCCATCGCCTTCTTGTCGACCATGTCCTTGGTCTTCTCGGCGACCGCCTTCTCGACATCCCCGGCCATCTTTTCCTCGCGCTCCCTTTCCTTCCGCTTCTTCTCTTCCTCGTCTTCGTCTTCCTCGTCGTGGGCACCGTGCGGGCCGGCCTTGAGCATGTCACAGGCCTTCCGGAAATCGTCCTCGCCGAGCTTGCCCTTGAGGAATTCATGGATGCCGCCATGCTCCTCGGAATCCATCGTCTCTTCCTCGAGATCGCCGACGTCGAGCTCGTCGTCGCCTTCCGCGATCGGCGCCTTTTCGAGCGCATCGATCAGGGTGGCGACATCCTCGATCGAGGCGTCCTTCGCAAGCTTGCCCTTGGCGGCCCTGTTGATTCCGGCAAGGATGGTCGGCTTCTGCTGGGCGAAATTCTTCGAGGTGAGCTTCGCCAGGATCGGCCGCAGATCGAGGCTGGCGTCCTGCGCCAGGCGCGGTTTGATGTGCAGGGCGATGACGCTACGGACAGCGGCACCGGTACGGGTCATGCGGACTTTCGCCATGTTCAGTGTCTCCTTGCTGTCGGCAACCAGGACGTCTGGCCCGGCTCTGCCTTCCTTGACGAGTGCAACGTGGTTGCCGACGATGTCGCGCATGACGCCGTCGTATTCTTCGCCCTCCGGCGTGCGGCCGGGCGTCATGTCCGCGCGGTATCGATAGGCGCTGGACAATTCCTGCTTGATTTCGTCTTCGATGTCGCGGATGCCTTCCCCGGCCCAGACGATCATCGAATTGTCGAGATAGCCGTCCCTAAACTCGGCATCGGTGCCGAAAGAGCCGATCACCAGGTGGGGGCGGTGGTCCGAGGCATCGACGGGGACATGACGAGAGAGAAGCGGCAAGTTGTTGAAGCTGTCGGCCGCCCTCTCCAGTTCCTCCGGATGACGCCAGAGCTTGTAGAGCTTGTCAGGTTTGAGCCCCAGCTTTTCGAAGTCCGGAATCTCGCCGCCGAGATATTCGCAGACGTTCGCCTTGCTGATGTGGGTCCTGGCCACGTGCAGCCTGCCGTCACCGTCATAGGATCGCACGGATCCGGATCGGTCGAAGGCGATCGTCTCGCGCGCATCAAACGCGCGGTGCTCCGGCTCGCGCTCTTCCTCGCGGGTCCATTTTGCGAATCCATCGCGCAGCCCCTTCCAGTCCTCCGGTGTCATGTCGTCGGCTATCGACAGGCGATCCTTGATCGCGCGGACCACTCCCGGGTGTGTCGTCGCGGGCAGGCCATCGAGTGAGAACCAGGCGGCTCCGGTGTGCTCGCCGTCTTCCATCTTCGGCGTGAATTTCTCATCCACGCCGCAGGTATAGGTATGGAACGCCATCTTGCCCGGCGTCACGACGCTGTCGAACGCCTTGAACAGGCGATCTTCGCAATCGAATCCGGTCTCTTCGAGCGTTTCGCGGCGCGCGGCCGCGATCGGCTCCTCGCCGTCCTCGGCCTTGCCGCCCGGAAGGCCCCACCAGCCGCCGTAATTCTTCTCATCGGCGGAGCGGCGCATCAGCAGGACATCGCCGTCATTCGCGACGAACAGCACGCCGGCGGCGTTGCCGTTCACCGCATCGGCGGCGACAAATTCCTCGCCGACTTTCTTCGGAATGCCGAGGTTGGAGTGTCCGTGCGCAGCCGCCTCCATGGCGTTGTGCTGCGCCTTCGACACGCTCGGCATTTCACGTACCCTATTGTTTGGCGGGCTCGTCCGCCGGCTTCTTTTCCGGCTCGGTCGGCGTCGGCGGCGGGACAGGACGATCCGCCGCCAGCAATTGCTGCTGCAACGTATTGAGCACGGGTGCTGAGGTCTTGTAGGGCAGTTCCATGAGACCCTGGCCGATGATCTGGAGATCAGCGCGCGTCACCTCGAGCTTGACCTTGTCGGTCGGCTGCTGCGCGAGGGCGGAGGTGGAGAGAAGGCAGGCGAGGGCGATGCTGGCAACGGTACGCATGAAACTAGTCCTGGGTTTCGTGACTGAAGGTGTCTCGCAGATGGGCCGGAATCTGTGGCATCGCGACGACGTCGCTGCGCTTGTGCCAGCTGTCGAAGCAAAACTGGATCTGGCCATCGCAAATGAAGTAGTGGCAGACGCGCTCCTCGCCGCGGGTTACATCGTTGCGGTCGGGCCAATGCGTGAAGGTCTGCTTGAAGCTCGGCGAAAAGGTCGGCCTTTCGACATCGCGATTGAAGGTCCAACTGTCCGGAAGCGGGTGCATTTCCTGGCAGGCCGGGCACCAGTGGAAGAACCCGGCGACGCCGCGGCGAAGGATGGCGCTGGCCTGGCTCATGAGAATCCCTTGATGACCGGCTTCGAGATGCACCGGCAGTTGATGAGCTCGCCCGGGAAGATGTGCTTCCCGACGGCCGGATCGAACCAGCCCTTCGTAACGTCGTACCGTTCCTTGCTTCGTCCCGCCGCCACATGCGTGGGCCGAGGGTGCTTGCCGCCGCCCGAGTGAACCCAGATGGCCTCGGTGATGCCGACCTGCATCTGACGCACGCGCGTCATCGATGCGGTCGCCTTGTTGTTCTGGTCGCGCGCGATCGCGGCGGCGCGCCGCTTCGTCACGCCGAACTGTTCCTGAAGGTCCTTGGTCACCTGCCCGAGGTCGCGCCCGGTCTGCACCGACCGCATCACGATGCCCTCGACCTGGGTCAGGTACTGCTGCGGGATGGACTTTATCAGCGAGACCTGCTCGGCGATCGTCGCGTCCAACACGTCCTTCATCGCCGGCGTCATGGTGAACTTCACCGTGAAACCACCGTCGCGCAGGATCTTGCGCAGCGCCGCGTCGCTGCGCGATCGCACCGATGTCGCAAAATACTCCGCTAGGTTTTTGGCCGCGTCGTCGAAATTGCGCTGCCAGCGGGCTGCGAGCTTGCGCACCGCGGCTCGCAGCTCCTGCGCCGGGTTGCGGTCCTGCGCCATCACCGGTGGGTTGGCGCGGTAGGCCGCCCTGAGCCAGTAGAGGATGGAGCGGTTCATCTCGTCGACCAAGTCGACCAGTTGCTTGCGGTACCGCGCCTCGATGCCGCGATTGGCGTGCACCGGCCGGAGCACGCGCTCATTCTGCCGGTTCTTCTTCGCTCTCGCGGTGCTCGCCATCGACTTCCTCGCCGCCTTCGGCCAGCTTGGCCGCGGCACCCTTCGGCTCGAGGCCTTCCTCTTCCTCCTCCTTCAGATCGGGCACATCGGTGGGGTCGAGGCCCGGATAGAGCGTCCCAGGATCGGCCGCGATCCTGCCGCGCTCCTCTTCCGGCGATATCACGCCGCTGTCGATGTGGATCTGTGCGGCCTCCGCGTTCGTCTTGCGGACCTCGGCCTGGCCCTTCTCGTCGAGCTCCCACAGCGGTTCGTAGACATAGGAGATGTCGGGATCGGAACGCCCCCAGATATTGACCTGTGCAAACCGAAAGACCCTGTCGAGGTTCGGCGAGAAAAACTTCTTCTGATAGGAGTGGATGTGGTCGTAGAAGGCCCGAAGCTCCGGCTCTGCCGTCGCATTCAGCCCGTGCGGCGAGATGCCGAGCAGCTTGACGAGCGGGATGCGCGAGACGGCCGCCATATGCTCCTGAGCCTGCGCCTGGAGCTGGTCCAGCGAAGCAAGCGAGGCCGAGACGTTCTGGAAATCCTCCGACTCCGCATCGATCATCATCAGCCCGCGGTTGTCGCGCAGGTTGTTGAAGAGGTCAGCACGGCGGAACAATCCGTCTCCGCCGGGCGTCAGGGTCTCGCCGAGATTGGTCGAGAGCACGAAAACGGAGAATGCCTGGACGATGTCGGCAACGCTCTGTCTGATGTTCAGGAAGTTCTCGACGTACGGCTTTGCCATCTGCGTGAGCGACAGGCCGCCGAACGAATAGGCGGGCTTGAGCGCGTCAGGGACTTCGCGGCCAACGAACTTCAGAAGGCGCGAAATGTGCACCTCCTTCGACATCACAAACCACATCTGCGGATTGTACCAATCCGGCTTCAGCGGATCATTGGAGTTGTAATTCGTCGGATACGTCCACATGGGCTCGACGACGGCGAGCCGTTTCAGGTCTCCTCTTTGAAACTTCCTCTCGGTGATGGCATTGCTGCCATTGCCGATCGGCATTTTGAGCTCTTCCCGGTCCTCGGTCGACCCGGTATCGAGATAGAGGTGCGCGCGCCCGAAAAAACCATCGATTTCGCAGGCCCTGCAGAACATCTCTCGGACCTTGAGCCGCTCGAATTCTTCGGTCAGCTGCGCGATTTTCTTCGTCTTGTCCTTGTCGCCTTTGGCCTGGATGCGGATCCACTTCCGCGTCATCTCGGTCGCGATCGTCTCGACGATGACCCGGTATTCCGGGCGCTGCGAGAGCTCGGCGAGATACTGGTACCCGAGGAACGCGATGCCCTCGAATGCGATGTTCGAGCCCAGCGAACTCCAGGCGCCGCCGGCCCACGCCGAGATGCCCGTGATTGCCTCGTCGGCCGCCATCCGGCGATCGACGGGGATGTGATCCATCAGCGGGACCGGAAAGTCCGGCAGCCTGAACGGGTTGACGCGGGTATAGCGGTCGGCCTTCTGTTTTGCCTTTTGCAGGACATCGTCGGAGATGACGATGGGCTTCCGTTCGGCACGATCGGCGGCGGCCGTGACCTGGACCGGTTGCAGAGCTTCCTTTGCTATCTGCTTGACGGCGCGCGGCCGCGGCGCGCGCCGGCGCCGGGCAGGGCGCTTTTGCAGGTCGGCAAACTCCATCACCAGCTGTCTGGCGAGTTCCTTGACGGCCTTCTTTCTCACGATAGCGGCTTCCTGCGGACCGGCTGTGCGGCCTTCGCGAGCACTTCATCCGATATGACGAAGGGCCGCTTCACCGGCATCGGATAGAAGGCCATCATGATCGCGTCGCCCAGGTTCGGCGACTTCGTGCCCTCCGGCGTCTTGTTGACGACAAGCTTCATCCGCGTGCCCTTGCTTATCGTCGGCTGGCTCAGCTCCTTCTCGATCTTGCGGAGGAGCGGTATCTTGCTGTCGATGCTGATGAGTTCATCGACGTCGTAGCTGAAATCCTTCTGGTCCGGATCTCCTGCGAGCTTGCGAATGGCCCGGAATGTCTTCTCGAAGCGAGATCGCAGCGACCACCATCCTTGCGCCTTGACGTTGGCGAAGAAGTCTTCGTTCTTCGGCGAATCCTTGTCGCCCGGAATGACCCGCTTCTCCGGATCGATGACACCCGACCCGGCGTTCCATGGCACCAGGTGGATCGCCTTCGGCATCAGCTTGTCGTCGATCAGGCGGTTTGCTTCCGCCTTGATGCCGGCGCCGACACCGATGCAGTCGTATTGCAGGTCGATTGCGCCGAGACCCTCGCATTCGCCGATCGCGCGACGTGTGGTGACCGCGGTATCGCGCTCGCCCCATTCAATGACGCTCTTGAGGATGATACCCTTGCGCTTGGCGATCGCATTGGTGTCGAGACCTTCGTCAGCGACGTCGAGCGCCGCGCACCAGCCGCCGGAATCATCGAACTGTAGGGCGATGTGTGCGTCGATCGCCGCCTTGACCCAGGGGGCAGGGATGATGACGCCTTCGACAGACGCCGCATAGTCCCGGTCTACTTCCTGCGCGAAGATGTGCAGCAGGCCGTCGTCCTCCGCCTTGCGGCGGCGCTGATCATGCCATGCCTGGTCCTTGGCGGGGTGGTCTCGCCAGTCGAGCACCAGGACCCGCGTTCGACCTTTTGGCGGCGGCTCGCCGCGGACCCAATCCGCGCCGGCCTCGCGCCGGCGGTGGAAGACGTTGCCGGTGCCGTTCACCGACGAGATGTCGATCGGAACGCGGGTGTTGTCGCCGAGGGCCGCCTCGATCAGGTCCGGGCGCTTGTAGTGCGCGGATTCATCCTTGAAGAAGATCAGCTTGCGGCCGCCGCGGCCGATGTTGTCACCGATATCGCCGGTGATCGTGGCGCCCGTCTCCGGGTTGATGATCCGCATGAAGGCGAGGTGTTCGCCTTCCTTGAACCCGGCCGGCATGAACTCGGCGGGCAGGCGGCGGATCAGAATCCGCAGCTTCTCAAAGATGCTGTCGGCATCGCCGATCTTGTCGACGAGGTCGCGCTCGCGGCTGCCCCATCCGACCGAGGCGCCGGGCCAAAACAGCCAGAGCCACACCGAGAAGGCGACGCAAATCCACGTCGCACCCATGTCGCGGCACTTTTCGACGAGCCCGGCTTCCTCATCCGTCAGGCATCCGAGGAGGAAGACGACCATGTCGTCCTGACGCTCGAACATGACGAACGGCATGTACGCCGGCGTGGACGTGCCGGCATTGCGCGGATCGTACGTGTCGCACCAGTGATTGATAAACTCGACCGGGCGAGTGCGATAATACTCCTTTGCTCCCAGGACCATGTCCGCAGAGGATCTGATCCTCTGCAGCTGCTGCTGACGCCACGCCCATACCGCAACGTAGTTCGGTGGCCAGCTATCCTTGCTCGCCGTGCAGGGTGCTTGCATAGGCGGCTGCGGCCTGCTCTGGCGTCATCGTGGCGGTGATGGTCGAGATCGGCTTGCCATCCTTGCCGGTCAGCTCGAGGAGCGACTTGTCCGTCTGGCCGAGCCAGTGCTTGCCGAGATGGATGCTCATGTTGACGGCGCCGGAGCCGGTACCCTGCGCGTGGCGCAGCTGCGTCCGGCGGAGGTTGAGCTTGCCGAGGTTCTTGCCGCGCTCGAGCGCAAGCTTCGTCTCCTCGACCTTCAGCTTTTCGATCATGGTGCGCTTTGACACGCCGAAGAAGGAAGCAACCTCCTCGACGGTCGGCTGTAGAGCACCAAGCTTTTCAAGCTGAAGCAAGTCGATCACTACTGGCGGTCGACCATTCGGCTTCGGTTCTTTCTTCCTCGCCATGTTGAACTGCGCTCGCACCGAAGTTGTAAAAATGATTGGTGAAATCAGGTGTTTGCGCTCACAATTCGCAGAGTCGCAAATCACTCACGAGCCGGAGCACCTTTCACCATGGCACCCCAACTGAACGACGACGGCGTTTCCGTCAAAGGCTGCAGCATCATCTACGCACCGCGCGGCCAGGCCGGCGAGTATGCGCCACTCGCCACGAATCCATATCGCGGCTGCGGTCACAAATGCGCCTACTGCTACGTGCCGCGAGTGACCAAGCAGGACCGCGGCGAATTCAACGAAGGCGCCGTTGCGCGCGCCGGCTTCCAGGAGGCGCTGATCCGCGACGCCGCCAAGTACGAGCTCGCCGGCATCACCGAGCAGGTCATGCTGAGCTTCACGACCGATCCATATCACCCGGGCGACACCGACCTGACACGCAAAGTTCTGCACACACTGAAGGCGTACGGCCTCGGCTTCTGCACCCTGACGAAGGGCGGCACGCGCGCGCTGCGCGACATCGAGCTGTTCCGGCCCGGCCGCGACGCCTTCGCTTCGACCCTCACCAGCCTCGACGACGCCTTCTCACAGAAGTGGGAAAGGGATGCCGCTCTGCCTGGTGACCGTCTTGCTGCGCTCAAGGCCTTTCACGATCGGGGCATCTTCACGTGGGTCAGCCTTGAGCCCACCATCGACGTCGAGGCATCGCTCGCGATAGTCGACGCGACGCACGAGTTCGTCGATCTCTACAAAGTCGGCCGCGTGAATTACCTCGAAATCACGAAGACCGAGGACTGGGAGAGCTACACGCACCGCATGATCAACCGGCTGCAGCAGCTCGGCAAGGCGCACTACATCAAGCGCGACCTGCAGAAGTACCTGCCGGACGGCTACCACAACCCGTTGCGCGTGGCGCAGCACCATTAGGAGGCTAAGATGGTTTGCACACTCGCGTTGGCATGGGCCCTGACGATCAAGTCGGTGGCAGCCGACCCCAACCCGAGGTATCCGCAGGCGGTCTCCTGCTTCGCCAGCGAGGAGGAATGCGAGCGAGGCAGCATCGCGGCATTGATGACTTTGCGAGCTGTTCGGAACCGAGAGGTCGTGATGTTCAGCTGTGATCGCAAGGAACCGGTGACGCAATGAGCAGGCACCTCGAACAACGCGGAGCATTCACGCTTGCGATGGTGACGGCGATCGCAATTGTCGCGATCGGGTTCTTGATCGCGCACCTCCTCATCGAGCCCCGGAAAAGGGTCACATCATGGGGAGACCGCGATCGTGAGTTTCACGCATGGATCTCGCGTCAGAACCCGGCAATGCGGATGGAACGGCGCGGGACCGGGGAATGATGGACAACGATGGTAACAGGCTAGGTGACGACCTCCGCTGGCTTCTGCGCTAGCCTTTCCCCTTCAGCACAAGCCCGATGTATCGCATGGCCGCCCCAGTGCGGCCTTCGGCCTGCCAACGCTTCATGACCGTGCAGCTCATCCGCCGCGCCAGCCCCGCGATCGCCTTGTCGATCACGGCGTCCTGTTTCTTCGACAGCCCAACGATTCCGGTGCGCAGGCCGGTCAGCAGCGCGATGGCCTCCGGCACGATGTTGGACTTGTACGCGAAGCCGGCGCCCTCGGTCAGCACGAGGCCGAGCAGCTCGCCGGGCGCCACGCGGCGCCGGTCGGCGATGATGATCGCCTGCACCCAGGGCGAGCCGTAGCTGTCGAGGTCGAAGACCGAGAATGGCGCCAGCTCGATCGCGCGCATGACGCGGCGATTGTCGGCGCAGAAGAGCAGGCGGCCGTCGCGCTGCGGCTTCTGATCGCAGCCAGTGTAGGCCGCGGCATCCTTCCAGACCGCCGAATACATCTCGCCGCTGCCGGCGAATGCGTCGAACACCGAGGCCTTCTCGGCGCCGACGGCGGCCAGCACGCTCTTTCGGATCGCTACTTTTGCGCGGAAGGCCTGCGGGTTGTTGTCGGTTTTGACCGCATTGTTCTTGTTGCGCAGGGACACAGGCGCTGCTCACACCAGCTCGACGTTGACAGCCTTTTTGCCGTTACCCTTCTTCGAGCGCGCGTCGGCGAGTTCGTACGTCACGCGCTGATCGGTGATCAGCATGTTGAGGTTCTGGCCGAGGTCGGTCCGATGCACGAATACTTCATCGCCACCGTCATCGGGACGGATGAATCCGAAACCCTTTTCGTCCGAAAAGAACTTGACCTTGCCGGTTACGCGGACGCCTGGCATTGCTCGATTGCCTCATGGTGAGATGAAAGCGGCCGGCGTGCCCGAGGGTGCCGGCCGCAGTGCTTGCGCTGCCTTTCGCGGCTCGTCCTGCAACCGAGCCGGTATCGTCGATTCACAGACGGCGACGACCTGGTCTGTGTCAGGCAGGCTGCGCGTGCCTGGTATCTTCCGATCAGGTGCCGAGGCCGCGATCACCGACCACGCAGCGCCAGGCGGCCAGCCGGTAGCCGGGACGATCCTTCATCCACTCGGCGAGCTGCGGCGCGCCCATCAGGCACGATTGCAGCGAGACCTGTGCGAAGTGCGACGTCGTGACGGTTTCCTCGTGGCAGTCCGTCGGCGCGGCGAGCCTGCAGATGACGGCGAGCACCTTCAGCATTGCTTGCCTACTTGGTCGTCGAATCCTGGTTGAAAATATGCTGCTGCTGCGGCGTGATCTGCATCATCTCGCCGATCTTGCTGACGACATGGTTGGGCATCAGATGAAAGTGGACCCCGCCAGCGTGCACGGCCTCGAGGCCAGCGCCGATCGCTTCAGCCAGCGCTCGGTTCGTGGAATGCTCGCCTCTTTCCCAACCTTCCGGAAGGTTGTCGAAGAACGCTTTGACGAAGTCGTCTTTCACGCCCATACGCCCGCACTCCTGAACTGTCTCAACCGATGTTGATCGTGCCTTGCTCGACACTCACGCCGGCGAACGGCTTCATCGCTGCTTCGAGCGCGCGGAGCGCATTGGCCTGCTGGGCGAGTGGACCGCGCACGCTGATCCAGAACTCGTCATCGACGGCGCCGGTCTCGATCTCCTTCACCTCGAGGTCGGCAGGCTCGTCGAGGATCCTGCTCAACTCGTTCGGCGAAAAACCGAGGGTGAGGGCATTCTCGCCCTCATCCTGGAGCTCAAGGATGAGATCGCGCAGGACATCGTCATCCCAGCGCGAGTTCTCCCGAATCCGGTTGAGCGCGATCCCGAACGCCGTGTACCCGGCGAGCGTGAGCCCGTCGACGACGCGGCACTCGACGTCTTCGCGGTTGAGCCGCTTCAGCGCTTCGAGACGCGCATGGCCTCCGATCACCTGGCCGTCTGGCCGGATGATGATCTTGTCGACGAAGCCGAACCGCTCGATCGACTGCATGATCTGCGCGATCTGCGCTTCCGAATGCCGTCGCGCGTTCTTCGGATCGGGTTTCAACTCGGCGAGCTTGCGGGTCTCGTCGGTGACGACGGGCTCGCCGATCGGTGCGGCTGGTGCCGGTTTGGTCTGCCTGGCCATCAGCGCGACGGCGACAGGGTGATGATGTTGCCGCTCGGGGTCGTGACGGGCAAATACATCGTCTGCTGCACGCATTGGCCGATGACGCCTTTTTCGCGCAACAGCACCGCACGGCCCTCGCAGGCCTCGCGCGTCTCATGCGAGCTCGTCACGATCGAGCCGAGCAACATTCCAGCAAACAACCAGGTCATGGATACGGTACTCCTGCACTGAATGAAGTTGGCCCGGCGCCCGAAGTGCGAAGGCGCCGGGCACTGCGTTGCCGGAGAGCGACCGGCTTGGAAACCGTCAGCGGGTCAGACGTTCCGCTACGAGAAGGACGATCATCGCGATCGCGATCAGCACAAACGGTGCGGGCGTGACCGACCTGCGGTTTGGATCGCGGTCGTTCCAGAATCCGTCCGCCATCTCGCGGAGACCGGATATCGATCGCTTGACGCCGAAGTTGCGGGGCATTTGGCCGTCACTCCTGGTGCTGATCGGCAATCGACGAGGCGGACGCGGTCGAGACGACGGCTTGCCAAATGTTGGCGATGCGCACGCTCTGCGCAGCCGCGGCATAGTGGTCGACAGGCTCGGCCCGCGCCGGCGACTGCGGGGGCGCCGGCCGCGGCACGATCCATCGTCCGCTGATCGGGTCTCGCCACGGCGCCGTCAGCCATCAGCGCCACGCCGACAGACCATTGACGAACACACCGGCCCCACCCACGAACATACCCAGCCCCATCAGGACGAGAAATGCGTCGACAGCCCAAGCGTCCATGGGAATCCTCCCCAGATCATCCGCCGAAGAACGCCACCGGCGGCGGGCCGGCATACCAGGCGACGAGCCAGATGATCGCGTAGACGGTCACAGCAACGGCCGCGACGACACCGAGCAGAAATATCGCCGCGAAATGGTCGACAAGAAAACCGAGGATCCAAAGCATCAGCCGCAGCCCAAGTCCGGTCGAGCTGCGCGAGGATGTCGACATGCGAAGGTCTCGCGCGCGTTAAGAAGCGGTGAAGAAACTGGAGCCAGCCACCCCGGATCGAACGGGATGCGTTTGTCGCCGAATACGGATCGGCTTAGGTCCCAGCGCTGGCATGGGTCCGGAGATACCGGGGGACAAAAGGGACAAGCGAGCGCCGACAGGCGCGCGAGCATGGCGTCGAGCCTTCGCGCGGTACCGGAAGAGATCTGAGTTTGTGGAGAGAGCGGAGCGTCAGGGTCGGAAAGCGCGAGCCTTTAGAGGGCTCGCTTTCCCCCTCTTGGCGCACTTCGCCCTATTCGTGATGCGCGCGATGGATGGCCGACCCGGAACGGTACTGTCAATATGCCGCTCGGAGACATTTGGGACATTTGACCTGCAAAACGTTGAATTGTCGAGCAAACAAAATTTGGAGGGACAAAAGGGACAAAGGGGTTTTTGAAGCAATGTCTCCGGCAGGTTTAGCGATTTTAACTTTCACTCGGCGCATAGATTCGCTGTTCGTGGTCGCGGCGCCTCGGCGATCATCGCTGCGTCTTGATCGAGGGCAGGGGGTCCGGCTGGATGTCGAGCACACCGGTGAACTTCGGTGCTCCGAGGGCGAGGTTTCTTCCAACCTGGTCGGCGACCTTTAGTTTGTAGGCATGCAGATAATCGGAATAGCTGACGGCGGTCGCTGCGGTCGCGATGCAGAGTGTCCGATATCGCTTGTAGGCCGCATTGATCTTCGACAGGCCGCCGGTCGCGTTCCATGCCTTGACCTGGACCTCGAGTTCGTCGACTTCGGCCGCGGCCGCGGCGATGACCTGGTCGACGGTTTGCGGCGCGGCACCGAGTTCGTCGGCCATCCTCCGCATGCTTGCAATCGCCTCGTCGGCGTCGCGGCTTGCGCGCACCATCGCGGCCACCAGCTCGGCGTGGCTTTGCTTGGCGAGCACCATCGCGTCGACCACAGCGGCCGCCGACCAGCTTTCAGAGCCGGGCCAAGGGGCACTTTCGGCGCGGATTTCGGCATCCGGTCCCCGGACCAGGGCAACAATAGCGGGGGCTTTCCCGGCGATTAGGCCGGCTATCAGGTCGTCACGCTTTGCCATGGGCGGCCTATACCATGCAGGTGTTTAACCGCAGTGTCACGTGAAACAAAATTACTCCGAAAAATGGCGTAAGTAGCGGATTTTATACAAAAAATGCTTGCGGTGCGCTCAAAAATGCGGTTATATAACCTCACTTCAACGGGGCATCGCCCCACGCAAAACAGCGGAGAATGTTATGGCCTTTGCCTTTGACACCCTCGGATTTTCGAAGCACCTTCAGGATGCTGGCGTTGGCCGTCCTGAGGCTGACGCGCACGCGGAAGCCGCTCAGAAGTACATCATGAACGAACTCGTCACGAAGTCCGATCTGATCCTCTCGCTCGACAACCTGAAGTCAGCGCTGACGATCCGCCTCGGCAGCATGATCGCCGCCGGTGTCGCGGCGCTCGCAATCCTGCAGCGCATTCATTGAGAAAGGGCGGCGCGGCCTTCACGGGCCGCGCCCCTCCAGTGAGCTTCCCGGGGCATCGCCCCACCACCAGCACGAAGGGAGAAAGTGCACATGTCTATCGTCCTCACCAAAGCCAACCGCCAATGGGAATCGCGACCGGCCGACGAGCGCTTCGGCTCGCTCGACGCCATGGACAAGGCCGCGCGCGCCTTCAAGTCCTCCGCCGTCGTCGAAGAGATCAAGGCCAAGGCGCTGCGCGCCGTCGCCACGTCAAACGACAACCTGATCCTACAGGCCGACGGCATCGGCGAAGCCGTCATGAATAACTGGTCGTTCTCCCAGCTGGCGGGGCGCGCATCGGCGCCGACGGCCTACCTGAAGACGCTGCCGGCGCAGCTGGCCGCGGACTGCCTCAACGTCGGTCTGGAGCGGGAGCACCGCGGCGAGAGCGGCGAAAAATCGGTCCAGCTGCTGCACGGCCAGGGTCGCGTGCGCGCGATTACGTCCGACAAATATTCCCGCATCTGGAACGCGGATATCACCGGCCGACTGCTCGAGCTCGAAGCGCGCGGCCCATGGCAGCCGGCGCCGGCCGCCTTCGATGGCAGCCGCGGCCTTTACCTCGGCGATCGCGACATGTTCGCCTTCCTCGTCGACAACGAACGCCGCATTTTCGAGACCGGGCCCGGCGGCGGGCTGTCGCGCGGCTTCTTCTGCTGGAACAGCGAGGTTGGTGATGCTTCCTTCGGCATCATGACATTCCTGTACGAATACGTCTGCGGCAACCACCGCGTTTGGGGCGTGCAGGACGTCGCCGAAGCCAAGGTCATCCACATCGGCAAGGATCAATCCGGCAAGGCCTTCGACATGATGGCGGTCGAGGTCAAGAAATACGCCGAGGCGTCCGCTTCCGAAGACGAGCTGAAGGTCGAGCGCTGCCGCCGTCACGTGCTCGGCGCGAAGAAGGAAGACGTGCTCGACGCCATCTTCAAGCTGAAGGTGCAGGGCATCACGAAGACGCTTGCGGGCGAGGCGTACGACCTGGCCGAGAAGCGCGTCGACTGGTACGGCGCGCCGAACACGATATGGGGCTATGCCGGCGGCCTGACCGAGATCGCCCGCGATCTGCCGAACGCCTCCGACCGTCACGCGATCGACTGCGCGGCCGCGCGGATCATGGAGATGGCTGCGGCCTGAGCGGGGCGGGGAGCGGTGACGAGCCGCTCCCATCATTCCGAGGTATTCCCATGGAAAGTGTTCTTGTTGTTCTACGTCGCGCCAACGGCACGACAGCGGAATTGACCGCTCGCGTTGTTGCGGACGACGGCGCGAACGCGTTCTACTACGCCAGCCTGAAGGCTGCTGTCTTGCAGCTCATCGAAAACAACAGCCTGGCCGTCGGCGACACAATCACCATCAAGCGCGCTGGATAAATCTCGCAGAGGGCCATCGGCCCGCCTTTCGAAGGATCATATCGATGCGACAACTCTCCGACATTCGGCCCGGTGACCGGGTCTATTCCGAGCAAGAAGGCATTCGCCGCGCCGCCGCGCGCCGGTCGTTCTGGTCTAACCATCCCCTCAATCTCGCCTTCCGCGCCGAGCGCCAGGACGACGGCTTCAGCCTCAGGGCCTTCGTGGCCTTCGTGCTCGATCTGCCCGCCGATCGCTTTGAGCAGCTGACGGGAGGTCACGATGCTGCGTGAATCTCCCGCACCGATGAACGCTGCACAGAAGGCATGGGCCACGCGGCGCGCCCGCGACGCAGCGCGCGCGGACATCGCCACGCTGAACGCCGGCGTCGTCGAGCCCTCGGCCGCCTTCAATCCTAAAAAGCCGGTGGTGGATCTGAACATTGATGACGCGAAGGTTGGCTGCGGCTGGCGCCGGTATGTCGTGCTCGACGTCGGGCCGCGCCTGGTCCGCCTGTTCTATTACCCGCTGCTCGCCACCGTCGTGGTCGACCGACTGACCTTCGATCGTAAGGCGCGTCCCGCGAAGAAGACCGACTCGAAGAAGATCGCCAGCATCATCCGCGAGAACCTTGCGCGCATTGACCGCATCAACTCGGCGGCCGGCACTCTGGTGATGTCCGACGGTGGAGCCGCGACGGTGCAGGCCCTGCAGGTGCTGCGGTGACCGTCAAGCGCTCTGCGATCTTGCTCAACACCGACGCGCACCGCGAGGCGCGCGATCGGTTCATCCATCACATGAACCAGGCATGCCGGCGGGAAGGCTGGCGCGCGCATGAAGCCGTCAGCTACTGGCTGGACGCAACATTCCGGGCAATGCGCGGCGCGACACTCGTTCACCGCCCGGAGGACCGCGCCAAGAACGAGGCCGAATATATGCGTGTCGTGAAGCGGTGCCGGCACCCCGCCGAAACGATGGCGGACCTCTCTCGGATGCTCGGCGCGCTGGTGCTCGCGCTCGAGGCCGCTCCAATCGATTTCATCGGGCCTGTCTTCGGCGAGGTCGCGGCCAGCACGCGGCTCGGCCAGTTCTTCACGCCATACCATCTGTCCAAGGCCATGGCGATGATGATCATCGAGCAGCCGGTCGATGCATTCCGCCGATCAGGCCGAGGCTTCATCACGCTGCAGGAGCCGGCTTGCGGTATCGGCAGTATGGCGCTCGCCGCCTGCGAGGTGCTCCGCGAGCACGGCTTCGACCTTGCGCGCCAGGTCCATTGGACCATGATCGACATCGATTACCAGGCGCAGTGTGCCGCATACCTGCAAATCAACATCTGTGGCGTCTCGGCGGCCGTTTTCCACGGCAATACGCTGGCACTCGAGACCTGGCTATCGACGCCCACCCTTGCCGCAATCCTCCATCCCAAGCGGCTCAATTGCGACCCCAAGGCGGTTCTACCGGCACCATCGGTTGAACCTCCATCCACGGGCACGGTGGCGCCACCGGCGCCTCGGCCCCGCCAGCTCTCGCTTTTCGGGGAGACATGACGGTGCCGGAGATCGTCCCCATCGATGGTGGAATTTCCGGCCGCCGCTCGGCCGCCGCCTTCAAGGCCTGGCAGACCAGGCGCGCGCAAGGGTGGGCGCCGGCGCAGCGCACCGACGGTCCGGAGCCGCGCGAGAGCGAGGTCTCCGCGGCTTTGGCGGCGTTCGAGCGCGAGGCGGCCGCTGCATCGCCAGACTGGCACGGCGCCGCCTTGAAGCTGAAGGCCGCTCTGGAGAGCGGCAGAGGCTCGCCAACGCTCATTACGCGCGCCACCGCCGCGCTTCCGGCTCCCCCGTGGCACGATTACCCGGTCGACCACCTCAGCGCCTTCAAGACCCGCAATCCTACCATCGTGGTGACCTTCGCCGACGGGGAGGTCGTCCGCGCGCCGGCGGTGTCGGCGCTGAATCGGCCGCTGAATATCGGCCGTGGCCTGCGCGTGGCGATCGCGTTCTATCAGCACCGCATGCGGCGACGGGCAGGGCGCGTGCACAGCCGGGCCCCGGGATGGCACTATCCGGACGTCTTTCCATCGGTGCCGGCGATCACTGCCTGCGTCTGCGCGGAGACGGGCGAGACATTCGACGCGGAACTTTGTAGCCTCAAGACAACCGAATCCAGAGCCGAAAAGGGAGGTCCTTATGGCATCTAGCATCGCGTGCATCTGCTGCGGCAGCGCGGGCAAATTTTCCATTTTACTGGCGCAAGGCCCGCACGGTGAGGAAGGCCGCGAGGATCCACGATATTACGTCCCAAATGATGCGGTCCGATCGCAAAAACCAAGCCCGATGAAGGAGGTCTGGTTCTGCGGTGAACATATGCGCGCAGTCGAGGACGCGGTGAGGGCGACCATCCTGTATCATCAGGCCGAGAACGGCATGATGCTCGTCAAGCCGCAAACGTCATGACCGGCGACGAGCTGAAGGATCTGCGCGAGGAGCTCGGCCATGCGATCGGCCGGCGGCTGTCGACGGCCGACATGGCGAAGATCGTGGGCCTCGCGCCGGCAAACGGCGCGGACACCTGGCGCAAATGGGAGGCCGGCGCCGGCCCCAGCGGCCCGGTGGCGGCCCAGCTCGAGCTGCTGCAGCTCGCCTGCCAGGGCGTCAATCCCGGTCCCGACATGCTGCGCGGCGCGGCGATGGCATGTCAGCGCTTCGGCGTCGACTTCAAGGGCGGCAGCGTGGCGACCGGGATCATTCGCGAGATGCTGCGCGAGGAGATCAGGCGAAGGCTCATCACATGATGGCAATCACCACCGCGGTTCTTTCCGCCATCGCTGCTTTCGTTGGGTCTTGGCTTGCAGCTCGTTTTGCTCTCGATCGATTTAGGCACGAGAAGATTTGGGAGCGCCGGGCTGCCGCCTACACTGCTGTCTTTGATGCGCTTCACGATCAGGCCAAGTGGTTCGCTACGCACGCAGATGCGTTGGAGCGCGGCCGCGACATCCCTGATGATGAACGGGAGAAGCTGGCGAAGGAAGCCTTGGAAGCCGCCGCTGCGATAAGGCGGCGGGTCGATGCGGAGACTTGGCTTGTCTCTGATGCTTTTCTTGAGCGAATTGCCAAGCTGGCCGATGACCTCAAAGTACGTTTTGACGATTGGCCCTCTTACGTAGAGGAGGGCGAAATTGCTATCGAAGCGGCGATCGACGATCTTCGTAAGATTGCACGTCGAGAGCTGAGAATTCCCCCGGACATCATCAGGTGACCGGCACCCGCCGGGCCACCAGGTGCGCAGTGATAATGCGCAGGCCTTCCTGCCATTGCCGGTTGAACCTGTCGGCATCGATGCCGCGCTGCTGACAGCGCTTGCGGATGTCGGCGCGCAGCACCGCCCACAACGCCCGCAGGCTGATGGCCTTGGCAAGCTCGGGCTGGTCGCGCAGGAACTCGAACGGCCATGCCAGTGCCTGGTCCATCCTGGTGATCTGCGCGGTGGTCGGCGCCAGGCGCACGCGGTTGCGGTCCTGCTCGACCTTCTCCAGCTCGCCGGCCTCGAGGAGGTCGATCCAGTCCTTGTTCGTCAGCTTCTCCCGGACCGGGGTTGGCATGCCGTTGCCGAACTGCTGCGGCCTCGTCTTGGCGGGAAGGGAAGAGAGCACCGCATAGGCCTCCTCCAGCCGGTCCAGCACGTGGATCATGGTCCAGCTGCTCGGCACCTCCCGGGCGGATTCCCGCGCGCGCTGGCCGGCCTCGGCGCGGCCGATCGCGCCCAAGAGGTGGACCCGAAGCTGCTCGTCCCCGTCGGCCTCGACCAAGGCGGCGAGGCGGGCCCGATCAGTGAGGGACATTTTGGACAAAGGATCGACGTCTCCAATGTCTCCATTGTCCCCGCGATTTCGTCCGCGCTTTGATTTATCTCGCATTTTCACAACCAATCCAGTTTCAAAACCGGGGACATTGGGGACAAAAGGGACAAGACTGCTCACTCCGGGAACTCCTCCTGAATGCCGCTCGGCTGGGCGGCGCCGCTATCGCCCCGCGCCACATCGAGGGGCGATTCCACGGCTGCCCGGCCGGTGAGCCAGACGTACGGGTTGACCTTGCCGATGATGCCTAGCGCATAGAGCTTTTCGCCCGCACGGGTCAGCGCCTTCTTGACGGCGTTCGGCTCGGCATCGGCGGCGATCGCCGCATAGGCCTCGCGCCAGTGCTTGTATTGGACGACGCGGCCGATCTGCCGCGGCAGCTTCAGGCTGATCGGCGTCGGCTCGCCATGTTCGGCGAGCGCGTCCTTGAGCGCGGTCAGGATGTTCTTCTGTTGGCTCGTGAGCGGGATGGTCCGGTCCTTCGCCTTGCCGTCGAGCCTGGCTTCGAGCTTGCCGCCGAGCGGGAGAACGACGCAGGACGTGATCGGCTTGTTGTCGACGGGCCGGTGTCCGATCTCGACCTGCATCAGCTCGAACTGGATATTCAGCCCGTCCGCATCGTCCTTCTGCTTATCGAGCACGGCGGACCGGAGCTTCGTCTCGGGGTCCTTCTTGACGAGGATGACCTGATCGACGCCGGCATAGACCGAGGTGTGACCGCGCAGCTTCGTGCCGCCCGCGTTGAGGTGATGGACGAGGCAGACGTGGCAGCCGGGCACAGCGTCGGCGATGCGGTCGACGTTCGTCATGACGACGCCCATATCGCGCCCGGAGTTCTCGTCGGCCGCGCCGGAGGCCTTGGCGAGCGTGTCGATGAAGAGGGCGACCACCGGCATGCCATACATGCGCGAGATGCCTTGAACCTCTTCGATGAGCTTTCCGGTATCGCCTTCATGACTGTGGATGTCGACGCGCGATTGCAGGATGTAGAGCGGCACCTTTCGGCCTGGTTCGATTCCGAAGTACTGCCGCCATGCCCGAAACCGCTTCTTGATGCCTCGGCCCCCTTCGCCGGCCTGATAGATCACGAGGCCCGGCGTCATGACCTTGTGGCTGAAGAAGGGGCGGCCGGTCGCGATGCTCATCGCCATGTGGATGGCGAGGAACGATTTGCCGGATTGGGACTCCCCGCCCAGGATGCTCTTGTCGCCGACGGTGATCAGATCGTCGATGACGTGCGCATGCTCCGGGCCCGGCTCGTCGAGTTGCTCGAAGGCAATGCCTCCGAACCGCGACACGAACGGTTCCGGTTCGGGCTCGAGGTCGTACTCGTCCTCGATGTCGCCATCTCTATTGGCTGCGGTTCGGATCTGTGCTGCCAACGTCCGCGCGAGATGTGCCGCGTCGGGAGCTTCAGGCGCGCGCGCGATCAAGAGCCCGACATACTGAGCCGCCGTATAGTCCTCAGCACCGACCACCGGCGCGAGCGGATCGCCGCCATAAGCCGCCAGCAGGTGCGGTATGGGCATCGCCGGCCTCGGCTCCGGGACCAGCACAACAAAGTCTCTGACGCACTCGAAAATGATCTTGTGCGACGGCAAGGCAAAATGAGCCGCCTCCACTTCCTCCTCGATCGCCTCGATCAGCCCGGGCCGCATCGCCAGCATGCCGAGAAGAAGACGCTCGGTCTCCTGCTCCGGCGGCATGATCTTCGGCGCCTTGGTGATATGCTCCTCGAGCCACTTCTCGGCTTGGCCATTCTGCAGGTTCTTGAAACGCTGGATCAGCTCGATGTGGGTGCCACTCGTCTCGTCCTCGGAATCGAAGTAGCGGCCGGTGGCGATGTTGACGGATATTTCTCCGAAGGAGACGCGCCCCTTGATGGGGTCAATGCCGGACGGCGTGCCGAGCAGATGCCTCGCAACACGTTCGGTCAGTGCGCCTTTCTTGGTGCGGAGAACCGTCACTTATCGAGCACCGCCGCAAAAATCTTGTCAGTCGCCACGATCTCCGCCATGCGCGCGACCAGCGCGGCGGGCTTGCAGCCGCGCCGGTTGGCTTCCTGCCGGATCTGCTCCATGGCGGCGGAGCCGATCGGAACCTCGAGGACGATGGTGCTTCCGCCTGCGAACGTCGGCCGACAGCGGGACAGCGGCGGCGCACCGTCATCCTTGACGATATCGATGCCGTGCTCGCGGGCGATGTTCTCGATGGTGCCGACCGAGCAGGCAAGGAGGCGCGCGATCGCGCCGGCACTGCGCCGGTCGGCCGCATACTTCTTGATCCGGTTGAGGGACTCTGGTGTGAGGCGAAACGGCTTCATCGCACGATCACTGCCCGTTAAACCAGCTCTCTGGCACTTCGATCTCGAACTCGTCGTCCGATATCTTGCGAACCGGCCGGTGCTCGCCGTCGAAGATGTCGTCGCCCAGCTTCGGTACGAAGCCGAACCGGAACACGAACGTGTGCTTCAATTCCTTTGGCTCTACCCCCCCCATCGCGTCTTTTCCCGTCAAGCCACGCACGCGGAGCTTGCCGCGATCGGCGCCGCTGCCGAGAGCTAGCGCGAAGGTCTTGGCCTTTGCTGTGCCGCAGATCGTCGTCGGAATCGCGATGATCAGCTGCGGCTTTGCATCTGGCCGGGATCTACCTGCGCTCTTGCCGCGAGCTTCCGGCCGCATATAGCTGAGCTTGGCCACGGGCGGCATGTTCTTCTTCGTCACGATTTCCAGTGTCTCGAACGGCATGGCGATGCTCCTGTTTAGAGGACGGCGACTTTCCTGAGGTCGAACCACGGCTTCCGCTTTCCGCTCGCAACCAGCGCGCGGATCTGTTTCTCGTTTGCGGCGTTGTCCTTAAAGAAGCGGTGAGCTTCCGCGACGAGGTCGATGTTCTTGCGCAGCTCGGTGACGGCGAGATTGAGTCCCATCGGGGAGAGGTCAATCCGCGCGGCGAGCAGCTCGGCCTGGTCCAGGTCAAGCTTGAGCTTGGCGGCGGCGAGCGAGAGCGCAACAGCAATATCGTCGAAGCTAGACGGCCTTTCGGCTTCCGGCATGTGACGTTCCCCCCTGAGCGAATAGTTGAAATGCTCCGATCGATGCCGCCCGGCCGCCATATGTCGCGCAGGCAAAGTCGTGATTACAGAGCGCGTCGGCGCGGTTGTCGTCGCGGCAGTCCTTCGGCATCAGGCCGAGGACGTGGCATCGGTCAATGACGGCCGCCTTGGTCGCTTCCCGATTGCCGAGGCGCCCTTTGCCGATGAAATGTTTTCGCGCGGTGGAATCCGGCACGTCTTCCCACGGGATGCCATAGCGTCCGCACATGCCCGCGACGATTGCGTGATAGCCCGCGTGGGCATAGACGACGTCCTGGCCCATGTTGAGCTGCTTGAATGCCTCCAGCGACATGATGCGCTCTTTGACGAGCAGTGCTGGTGCTTCCTCCGCGAATTGCTCCTGGAGAAATGCTATCAGGTTTGCGTGCGCGACCTCGATGCCTTCCTTTGGCGCCTTCAGCCGGACGGAGCCGGAGACCGGCGCATCACCGGGCCGCCCCTTGGCAAAGCCAGAGACGACTCCGAGATCGAGGCTATAGATGAGCCCGGTGATGCGCGGCATGGGGTCAAGCCGAGACCTGGTGGGTGGGGGCCTTGTTGCCGAGACGCTCGACAGTGCCGGTCTTGATCGCGTTTTCCACCTCGCGGTTCTGCTCGCGCGTGCGGGTCTGCCAGTCACTCGCCGGCGTCGACCCCTTCGGCGTGTTGTCCAGCGGCTTGAAACCGCTCGCAAGCGTCGCCTGTCCAGCGTCATAGCCCTCGTTGTGCTTGTGGTAGGCCTCGGTGGATTGATGGTGCGGATTCTCGTTGCGGGTGCCGGCGAGGCCCTGACGCTTGCCTTCTGCGAAGGCGCGCTCGGCGAGCGGCGTGCGATCGGTGGGGAACATCTCCGACTGTGTGCCGATCGGTTCACCCAGCCAGCGCAGCACTTGCGCGTCCCGCTCGATGCGCGCCTTGATTGCGGCCGTTCCTTCCGGACTCGCTCCCTCGATCAGCGCCTTGATCTGCGCCATGCCGTGCTTGCCGAGATCGGCCTTGATGATCTTGCCGATGTCCTTCAGGCGCTTGTCCGCGCTCTTCTTCGCGGCCAGCGCGATCTCGTAGTCCTTCCGGTGTTGCTCAGTCAGCGAGTATACTTGATCGTCGGACAGGCCTTCTGCCGTCTGCTTCGGCGACGGGGATGCACCGCCGTTCTTTGCGCCACTTCCTTTGCGTCCCATTCCGGGCTCCTCTGGTTGGAACAAGGTCAACATCGTGCGGCGAACGCGGCGTCGCGCTCGAACGCCTTTGGATTCCGCAGCCGCGTGCGGTCGATCGACTTGAGGGTGTGGAACGGGCAATACGGCCGGTTCTCCGAAAAATTCGCGGTGGTCTCGCCGCAGAACATGAAGTCATCGTTACGCGGATCACCCTTCGGCCAGCGGCAATGATGATTTCCAAGGTCGACGAGCTTGACGCCCTTGCCGTCGCTAGGCTCTTCGAGCCTCGCCATCTGGGCCGCTTCCTCAGCAGCGACCCTCAACCTCTCGACGGTCTCGTTGGTCCGATTGGTTCGTGCCGGAGCCGGAGCAGGGGGGCCGGCAGAAATCCGCTTCCGCGGAATTGGCGGCGGTTTCGGCGCGCCGGCCGGATGGCGCGCATTGTCGATGCGGCGCGGCGCCAGTTTCAGCCGGTTGACCTTGCCGAGGATCGCGCTACGCGAATAGGCGCCTTTGAACTCGCCAGCGATCTCCGATGCAGAGAGGCCGGCGTCCCAAAGACGCCGCAGCGTCGTAACATGTTCGTCGCACCAATCACCTGCGGGCATCCCCATCCTCCCTTCGCTCGCTTCGCACCGTTCCCAGCCGAACTCTCCGGTTCAACGCCTCGCCGACGTCCGCCCAGAAGTTCGCGCAATGCACGAACTGCTGCGAAAGCCACGTCGCTGCCTTGATGCTGAACTGTCTAATCACTGCCGGCTTCTTCTCGCCCAGGCCGCAGAAGCGCTGCGGTGCCGCGCGCGCATGATGCTTACTGGCCGAAAAGATCGATTTGGCTCTGACGTGCTTTCGCGGCATCGATCCGCTTCTGCGCGGCCGCGATCTCGCGGCGTGTCCGGCGGAGCTCGTGCGCGTTCTGGGTCGTCAGCCACCACTCGGCTTTGCAATCGCCCATGATGGCTTCGAGGATCTCGTAACCCGCGTCCGTGCGGAGGAGGGCGGCCACGGCCTCGACCGACATCCGCGTCGAGCAGGCCAGCCAGAACTGCACCGTGCGCTCGTTTGTGCCTGTCAGGTGGGAGACGGTCGCGGCCGTCTTGCGCGGCCACAAGTGCTTGATGGTATTCACGAGGCGCAGAAAAACGCCGCAAGGATCTTCATTTCCAGCGAAAGGTCTTTCACCGGCCTGATTTGCCTGTTGGCGGTTCTTCGGCAACGCTGCGGCGATGGGTGCAGGGATCAGCGATTTCATTCGGCAGCTCCGGCCTGGTCGGCTTCAGTCACCGGTCGCGGATACAGGCCATCCGGCCAGTCCACGCCTTCGGGCAGGTTGCTCGAAAACCACGACATGGCGCGCTCGAATACGCCGGTGGCGAGATCGCCACCGTCTTTGATCGCGCCGAGGCGCTTGCCGTCGTTGAAGATCACGGTGGAAACGCGGGAGGCCGACCGGCCGGTTGCCTGGCAATAGGCATCCGTGGCGGCGAGCAACTGCTCTCTGAGGGTCTTGGGGGCCATGGAGCATCATATGCGGTTAGATAACCGTATTCGTCAAGACCCGAATTTGGTGGCGACTAACCGTGCCGCGCGGTTTCGATGTGCGGTTTAATACCCGCTATGGGCAGAACCACAAAGAAAACAAGCATTTCGCAGACGACGCGGTTTGCCAGGGAGTTTTTTGCGCGGATCGATAAGCGACAGAAGGCTCTGGCCGGTCCTGGCAAGAAGCTGAGCGATCGCGCGACGTCGATTCGGTCCGGCTTGACGCCGGACTTCCTGAACACGATGCGCAAACAGTTCCGCGCCGGGAAGCAGACGGGGGTGCGCTCGGAGAAGGTCGAGGCACTGGCCCAGGGCCTGGAGACCACCACACAATGGTTGCTTAGCGGGGAGGGCGCCGAGATCGCTCCGGACGGCGACCGCCACATCGACAGCGGCGAGCTGCTCGGTCTGGCGGAACCTGGCGCGCATTTTGGCCACGACATGGGTATGCGCGTCCCGCTGATCGGCTATGTGCGTGCCGGCGCCGAGGCCGTCTATCTGCCGCTGCACGAGAACGAGCTCGACCGCGTCGGCGCGCCGCCGAACGCCACTGACCGCACGCGCGCGCTCGAAATCCGCGGCGACAGCCTGGGCGAGCTATTCGATCGCTGGATCGTGTTTTTTAACGACGAGGAGCGGTCGATCTCGCCGGATCTGGTCAACAAGCTCTGCGTGGTGAAGCTCGAGGACGGCCGCGTGCTGGTCAAGAAAATCCGTCGCGTGCGCGGCGGCGGTTACGAGCTGCTGTCCAACACCGAACCGCCGATCATCGGCGCCACCATCACCTGGGCCGCGGCGGTGATCGACATGAGGCCGCAGTGAAGCGCGCGGCGGCAGCGCTGGTGCTGTTCGCGCTCGCCGCGCCGGCCAGCGCGCAGCCGGCCGACGACACAGCAAAATTCCAGCCTGCGATTCTGAACCTTCGCGGATGCATCCGGTCCAGCGCGCCAGCTGCATTCATCGCTGAGGTCCGGACCTATGACCAGGCGCTGAGCTACTTCCTCGGCCGCTGCTATCCGCCGTTCAGCGAGGCCCTGGCGCGGCTCAATGCGAGCGATGCCGCAACTGGAAGCTATCGCCTCATCGTTCGGGAAGAGTGGACGGCCTTCCGTCTTCACGCCGGCTAACCGCACCCGAATCACGGTCCGTCGATTCGGCGATATGGGCACCGGTTGCGGTTCTGCGCGCTGGTTTGGTCCATAGAAAATCATTTCGCAAAACCGTGCCATCGGCCCCTTCAAGGGGCCGTTTGGCGCTGGTCGCGCGGTAAATGGCATGGAATTCGCACCTATATAGAATAAACTACTACTATCTCCTCATACTGGGACGGTGCTTTGGGCACCGTCCCTCTGGGAAAGGTCTAACCGTGGAGACGTACGCGCGCGACCTCGCCTCAAAATAAATGCGGTTCTCTAACCGTGAAATGTGTTGACGCGGTTAGATAACCGTGAAACTCTCCCAACCAGACCTTGGGAGGGTTTCGATGTTCACCAACTTGCTGCAGACCACTGGGGCCACCGGCCCGCTGCCCGGCAGGGGCACCGCCCCGGTCATCGCGACCGTCCCGGGGTCGGACGTCCGAATTGTCCGCAACGTCGGCATGTACGGCGCCTGCCGCTCGATCGTCGCTTATCGCGGCTCTGACGAGATCGGCCGCGCGTCAATGTCCCACCGCGACGGTGGGATGGTTTGGGATATCGGGCCGGCCGGCCGCGACGACTTCGATGTCGAGATGCCGGTGGCGCCGACGCTGGCCAACGCCGAGATTCTCGACAACGCAGAATTCCTTCTTCGCCTGACGATCTCGGCCGCAGCGGCCTCCGACCGGAGGGCCGCATGATGGGCGAAATCGCTGACATGGTCGTCGAAGGAATCCTCTGCGAGGTTTGCGTCGAACTGATCGACGGCGAGGCGTCAGGCTATCCGCGCAGCTGCCCGGGCTGCGGCGGTGGCAGCGGCCGCAACCTTCTCACGACGGCGTTGCGCAAATCCCTGATGCCAAGCAATGCGAACGCCCGGAAGGCGGCCCGCATCAACCGGGAACGGCACGAAGCGGCCAAGCAGCACAAGCCGTTCGAATGCCATTGCGGCAAGTATTTCCGGACCGATGCCGGCCGGCAGCACCATGCCCGCGACGTTCACGGTCAACAATCACAGCAGGGTAGAGCAGCCCGGACAGCTCGCGAGGCCCATAACCTCGAGGTCGGCGGTTCAAATCCGTCCCCTGCAACCATCCTTCAGAACGCGAGGGCCGAGTGATGCTCGCGGATCTGGTGCTCCTCGCCATCTCGCATCCGTTTGTCAGCGGCGTTTTGGTCGGCGCTGTCGGCATCAGCGCGCCCGCGGCCACCATCGGATGGTGCAGCGGGCACAACCACTGCGTCCGCGCCATGTGGCGCCAGCTCGACGCCGAGAACCAGGCGCATGGCGATGTGCCGAACGTTCCGGGGAGGGCGGCATGAGCAAGCCAGCCGAATCCTACAGGAAAACCGTGCAGGCTGTCTCCGCGGTGAGGGAGAAACGATTAGCAGAATTGGTCGAGCGAAACGCTGAGCTGATCAGGGCACTTCAGCCGTTCGCCGAGCTTGCTGACATCTGCGATCATTTCCGGAAGCCAGATGACGTCGCAATCTGCTCATGGCGTATCGCAGGTGAGCGCCATCGTGGTCCTACCGCTGGCGATTGCCGGAAAGCGCGTGACGCCATCTTGTTCGCGAAGGGCGGTGAGCAATGAGTCGCCGCAAATCATCCGAGCCGGCCTGCAGAGTCTGCGGCTGTACCGAGTACAACGCCTGCAACGAAGGTTGCAGCTGGGTCCGCGTCGAGAAGAACTCGCCGCCGCTCTGTTCGGCATGCTCCGGCACGGCGGCCGACATGGCCGAGGCGATCAAGCGCGGGATGTCGACACTCATCGTGACGAGCGTTCAAGCCGCAGAACAGGCAGTTGCGATCGGCCGCGCCGCGCTGCGCCGGCAGAAGGCCCGCGCCCAGCTCGATGCCGAGAACATCGATCCAGCATGGGGTGGCCGATAATGTCGAACCTCTCCCGCTTCATGCACACCGCGCGCGAAATCCTCGACGACGCCGATCGCAAGAAGACTGGCGACCACAAGCCGCCGTTCTTCACCCGGACGACCTGGCTGTTCGCCGAACTCGAACTGCTCGCGATGCGGTCGGAAGAAAACATCTTCACGCGCATCAAGGTCGCGCGGCTGAGTAAAGAGGTGACCGCGCTGGTGCCGCTGCTCGACCTGCTCGATGCCAACACCGGCATGATGGAGTCGGGTCCGCGTCGGCTCCAGCGCGCGCATCTCGTGGTCTGGATCAAGGAGCAGATCGCCAGGGAGACGTCCAATGCCGGTCGATAGGATCGCAATCACCGACCGCGAGCAGTGGCTCTCCCTGCGCCAGCAGGATGTGACGGCATCAGTCGCCGGCGCGCTGCTGGGCGTGCACCCATATTCGACGGCATTCGGCCTCTACCTGCTGAAGAAGGGACTAACGCAGGAGGACCCAGAGGAGACGGCGCCGATGCGCCGCGGACGGCTGCTCGAACCCGTCGCCGTCCAAGTGCTGCGTGAAGAGCATCCGGACTGGATGATCGAGGACTATCCGGTCGGTTACTACTACCGCGATCCCGTCGCGCGCGTTGGAGCGACACCCGATGTCTTCGCCACGAATGAGAAGGGCGAGCCGGGCATCATTCAGATCAAGAGCGTCGAGCCGGGCGTATTCCGGCGCGAGTGGAAGACCGACAGCGGTCTGATCGAGCCGCCGCTCTGGATCGTGGTGCAGGCGATCATCGAGACCAAGCTCACCGGCCGGGTATGGGCGGCTGTTGCACCGATGGTGATTGGCTTCGGCGTCGACATGCCGATCGTTCCGATCCCGGTGCACGACGGCATCTTTGAGCGGATCAAGGTCGAGGTCTCTCAGTTCTGGTGCCGGGTCGATCGCGGTGAACCCTATCCGCCCGACTACGCGCGGGACGGCCGGCTGATCTCGTCCCTGTATCCAAAGGACAACGGGCTGCAGATCGACCTGTCCGGCGACAACCAGATCGGTGACGCGGTCGTCAGCTTGGAGCGGGCGCGCGAGGCCAAGAAGGAAGCCGAGGCGGCGGAGAAATCTGCCAAGGCCGTCATCAACGCCAAAATGCAGAACGCCGCGCTCGCGCTGCTGCCTGACGGTCGCATGCTGTCCAACAAGATGACGTCCCGTGACGGCTACTTCGTCAACCCGACCAGTTTCCGCATGGTCAAGATTCTGAAGGGCCGCTGACATGGTCGCGCAGGCAAAAGCCGTCGCCGCAGATGGCGACAACCGCGAGCCGCTGATCACCGCCGATCAGCTCGCAAAGGACTTCGATTACCTCGAGACGGCAGTCTCGACCGCGCTCAACACTGCAGCTGAACTGCCGGCGGTGTTTGAGGACGAGGAGGATATCTCCGCGGCACGCGAGGCCGTGCGGGGCCTGCTCAACGAGATCAAGCGAGCGGAGGCCAGGCGCGAAGACACCAAGGCGCCATATCTGGACGCCGGTCGTATCGTAGACTCCTATTTCAGCTCGCTGAAGAAGCGGTGCTCGGACGTGCAGGCGCAGATCGAGGCGCGCGCCAAGCGCTATCTTGACAAGAAGGCCGAGGACGAGCGCAGGCGCCGCGAGGAAGAAGCCCGCATTGCTCGCAAGGACGAGCGCAAGCGGCAGGAGGAGGCCGCTGCCGCCCAACGCGCGGCCGACGAGGAGCGGCGCAGGGCTGAGGAGGCGCGCCTGGCTGCGCAGCGCGAGGCTGACGCTGCCAAGCGCAAGGAAGCCGAGGAGGCCGCCGCCGCTGCCAGGGCCGAAGCCGATCGCAAGGAAGCAGAGGCGCGCGCCGCCCGGCAGAAGGAAATCGACGCCGCCGCGACCGCCAGCCAGGCGCAGCGTGCCGCCGAGGAGAAACCGGCTGATATGGCGCGTACCCGCGCCACCAGCGGCGGACTGGCGACCTTGGCGCAGTCGTTCGACTTCGAGATTGCCAGCCTTGCTGACGTGGATCTCGAAGCGCTGCGCTCGCACATCGGCCGCGCCGATATCGAGAAGGCCATCCGCGCCTATGTGCGCATCCACAAGGACACCGTGCCGCTGCGCGGCGTCCGCATCTTCCCCACCACTAGCGCCCAATTCCGCTGAGGAGAGTTTCATGTCCGGCACCGACGTCGCCGAGCGGCCCACCAACCCCGTCGCGATATTCCGCCAGCAGGTGGAAGCGCGGCAGCAAGAGTTTGCCGCAGCACTGCCAGCGCATATCCCCGCGGAACGATTTGTTCGCGTGATCCTCACCGCCGTGAACAAGAATCCGTCGCTGCTCTTTGCCGATCGAGCCTCGCTCTTCTCGTCGGCGATGATGGCGGCCGCGGACGGGCTGCTGTGCGATGGTCGAGAAGCCGCGCTCGTCATCTACCGGACCAAGAAGAAGGATGATCAGGGCGAGCGCTGGATCGATGCGGTCCAGTACATGCCGATGGTCGCGGGAATCCTCAAGAAGGTCCGGAACTCCGGCGAGCTCTCCACCATCGTCGCGAAGGTCGTCTATGCCGGCGACAAATTCAGGAACTGGATCGACAACGAAGGTGAGCACCTTCAGTACGAGGCCGGCGATGCCCAGGACCGCAACATGGTGCTTTGCGCGTTCGCCATGGCGAAGCTCAAGGACGGTGCGGTCGAGGTCGAGGTTCTGAAGCCGGCGGACATCGAGAAGATTCGCAGCGTCAGCCGCTCCAAGGACAAGGGGCCTTGGGTCGAGTGGTGGGAGGAAATGGCGAAGAAGAGCGCCATTCGACGGTTGTCCAAGCGGCTGCCGTTGAACACGGATCTCGATGACCTGATCCGCCGTGACGACAATCTCTATGATTTCGACGCCGCGCGCGAGGACGCCGCGCAGCGCCAGCCGGCATCGCTTGCCGGAAAACTCGACATGCTCGCCCAGCTGCCACCGGCCGACGCGCCGGCAACCGCTATCGAGTACACCACTTCCACCGTATCGCAAGAACCCGGAGCACATTCAGAACGCGATGCGGGGACGGCAGGGCAGGCCGGGACTCCATCCGGTCCTGACACGACGGCAGGCCGTGCCGACAAATCCAGCTCAGCGCAGTCGTCCGCAAGTCCCTCCGATGGACCGAAGATGGAGACCACTGCGTCGGGCCAGGGCGCCTCCCGAACATCGGAACCTCCCAAAGATGAAGGTGGGAAGGAGGCGCCCAAGGCCGCGAGCCAGGCCGAGACCGGCAATGCCACCGCGCCGAAGAACGAGGCCGAGTACGTCAAGTACGCGGACGCGTGGCGCGATGCGCTGACCGATGCCGGCGAAGGGCGCAAGCGCTGGAAGGACGAGAAGACGCTTCGCAACAAGGCGAACGTCGGGCCCGACATGCGCGAGACCCTCCAGGAGAAGCTGGAGAAGAAGTGCAGCGAGATCGAGGACGCGAACCAGTCATGAGCAGCGCGCAACCTCTCGCCGAGACGATCTATGTCTCGAAGCTCCTCCGGACCGACACGCTCGACGGCGGCCGGGTGCGTCAAGTCTTCGACGTGCTCGGCCTGCCTGGCATGCAGGTGGTCTGCGTCTCGCGGATGGACGAGGAGGAGCATGAGTTCCGGCAGGAGAGCCAGGAATACCGGCTCACGGACGGGCAGACCTTCACCCGGCTCGATGACGCGCTGCTTGCATGGGACGAGCTCAAAGCCAGCCTCGCGCTCCTCGACGCGGTCGGCGCGCTTCTCTTGCGAAGTCGGCATGGCCTGATGCGGCCGCTGTGGGAGGAGCGAACGCACGAACAGAAGGAACCTTGGTTGGCGCAGGCCCGCCAGTTTCTGCAGCTCGCCATGAGCCTCGACCTCACCATCACCAAGAGGATGCGCCAATGACGACCGCGGCCGAGCGCCTGCGGGAGGCGCACAGGGGCTTCGTCCGGGCGGCGCTGCGCACGTTCGGCCTGCGGTTCGTCGAGGTCGACGACTTCAACGTGATCGTCGAGGGTGACTATCAGCTCAACCTCGCGATGAGCTTCTGGCGCGCGATCGACGGCTCCTGCCAGGGCTATCTGGTCAGCGCGCTTGCCGCCGCGATCGGGCGGCAGCGACCATCACCACCACTTTCCCCGAATCCTGCCGAGGGCAGGGACAGCAGCGCAGCATCACGGACGACAGTCAGGCAAATGACTGGGTCTGCGTTAGCCGAGTCCTCGGCAGGATCACCGACTGCGGAACTGCTGCCGGAGACGTGGCCATGAGCAATGATATCGGCGACGTGTTTCAGCAGGCATCGGATGCGGCTCAGCCTCAGAAGGCTGATGCCAAGACGCAGCGCTGCGTCTGCATGGAGTGCCGCATTCGAGCCGCGCTGTCGCCAGATGGCAATCCGACCGGTGATTTTTCGGTGAACATCGGTGAGACCATCACGGCCCTCGGCAATGTCTTGAGCGAGCTGCTGGCGTATCAATCGAGCAAGTCCGCGAAGCACTTCGTCGCGGAGCTGCTCGTTGCTCGAAAGAAGTGGCTGAAGCACCCTCGCGTGGCCGTCCAGCACCCAGCGGGGAACGCATGACCGATCTTCCGCCCTGCCCCCTGTGTAGCGGCAACAATGTCTCTGAAGGCGTCTTCTACGCTGAAGGATCTAGCGTCAAGGAAGCCGCCGTCCGATGCGCGACGTGCGGATGCCGGGCGCCGATGACTGCCTGGGCGCGAGCATCTGCCCAAAGCGCGACAGCGCAGCCGGTCGGATGGCTCGTCACATGGACAATGAAACAGAGCGGGCCGCAGGCGTCGATTTATCTCACAGAGGAAGCCGCCAGAGGCGCCGCCCGCGATGTCGAAATGTACGCGCACGCAACGAACGTGGCGGTATCTCCAGCATACACAGAGCCGCGCTCACCGGCAGCGATAGAGCCTGCCCAACAATCGACAACGCGGCGCTGCGAATTATCAGCCTGCGAAGGTTGGGAGCTTTGCGAGGATACCTGCAGAAAGTCAGGCAAGTGTCTTGCCGGCGAGCGCCGACGGGTCGCAGCTCTTCGCACTTCGGCAGCGACCGCAACGCAGATTTGGTGCCCCGGCTGCTCTCGTCACGTGGACGATCCATGCCATCATTTTCACTGCCCGGCGAAGTCTCAAACTCCGGCAGCATCTGACGCAGCAATTGCAGAAGCCCGCCACGGAGAGGACGAACAGACAGAGCGAGCCCTTCAGGCTGAGCGGCGGATTGCCGCGCTTGAAGCGGCCGTTCGATTTGCCGTCGAGAAGATCAACGACGATTTTGAGCGCCTCGAATTCCTGCAATGTTGGCTTCTCGGGAAGCTCGACCAATGGCCGGACTTCAAGGAGTTCTGCCGCTCGCTCTCATCGACAAATCTAAACTCGGCCGGGAGTGCTTCGAAATGACCGGCCGCCCTCGCACCTTCGCCTGGGTATGGGGCTTGAACGGCCCCGAGCCTCAAATCCTCTTCGACGATCCGCGCGTCGGCGGCGCACTGCAAATCCTCGCGTCGCGGAAGCTCGATGTCGACGACACCCGATTGCTCACCCAGCTCGCGCGCGACTATCCAGCACCGGTGGCAGCATGACACGGCTGATGGGCTTCGGCATATACATCGGAATCGGCGCGCTATTGCACGCGATCTTCGTCGGCTCCCATTTCGATTTCACGTCCGCATGGACATTTGGCTGGCTGCTCGGCTGGCCGATCATGCTGATCATCAGCTTCGGCGCCTTCATGCTCGCCGTTGGGGCGCTGTGCCTCCTGGTCATCGGTATGATGGCCTTATTCGGGAAATTATAGATGAATGCCTTTGGCCCTGCCGAGCCCGGTTGGCATTGGCGAAATTGTCGCCGATTGTCGCTCAACCTCGACATCCGGATCTGGCCGTTCCTTTCGATGGGACTGGACAAGACCGAAGACGTCTACGGAGGAGAGCGTTGGGCATGGTTCGGGCCTGTCGGCTTCGGCGTCAGGTACGACATCGGCAATCGATCAGACCCCAGCATCAATGGTCGCGGCGCTCTGAGCGAGGCCGAGGCGTGGGAACGCGCTTGCCGATTCGAGGGTATTGCACAATGAAGCACGCCATCCCCGACGAAATTCTCGCCTCTCACACTGCCGTGCTCGGCATGACCGGCAGCGGTAAAACCTCGACCGAGAAGCTGATTGTTGAGCAGGTCGCCGAAAACTTTCGCGTCTGCGTGCTCGACACAATCAAGTCGGACTGGTGGGGCATCACGTCCAGCGCCAGCGGAAAGAGCGCGGGCCTGCCATTCAAGATTCTCGGCGGACCGCGCGGCCACGTCCCGCTGCACTCGTCGGCCGGCAAGGTGATCGGCCAGCTCGTCGGTACCGGCAAGCTGCCGCTGTCGATCATCGATATGGCCGACTTCGAGGCCGGCGGCATCCAGCGGTTCTTCGTCGATTTCGCCCAGTCGCTTTGGAAGAACATCCGCGGCGTCGTGTATCTGGTCATCGAGGAGGCGCACGAGATCGCGCCGAAAGAGCGGGTAGGCTTCGGCGGCGAGAACATGTCCATCCATTGGGCGAAGAAGCTCGGCACCGGCAGCCGCACCAAGGGTATCAGGCTCATCGTCGCTACGCAGCGCGTCCAGGCGCTGCACAATGCCGTGCTCGGCAGCTGCCAGACCCTGATTGCGCATCAGCTGATGTTCGATGCCGACCAGGAGCCGGTCATCAAATGGCTGAAGGGCGTGAACAAGTCGGCGGCCGCAGAGGTCTCCGGAACGCTAGCGTCGCTGCAGACCGGCGAGGGCTGGCTATGCTCCGGCCGCACGCAGCTCTTTCAGCGGACCAAGTTCCCGAAGTTCCGGACCTTCGACAACACCGCGACGCCGACGGGGGACGATGACCAGTTCGACGTCAAGATGGCGCCGGTCGACGAGGCCGCGCTGCGCGCGCTGATCGGCGAGGAGGTCGCGAAGGCCGAGGCCGATGACCCGAAGAAGCTCCGCGAGCGGATCTCGGTGCTCGAGCGCGACAAGCGGAAGCTGGAGCAGGAGCGGGATGGTGCGCGGTCAGCGGCGCCGTCAGCGCCATCGCGAGAAGGTTTGCTCGAGGCCGAAGCGCGCGGTTACCAACTGGGCTTTGCGGAAGCGGCCAAGCAGGGCAAGGAATCGTATGCGGCCCTGAAGCACCAAGTGCAAACGACGGTCAGGACGTTCACCGAATCCCTGCAAACCAACGTTGGAGCGACCAACCTCGAATTCATCAACCCTGAAACGGGCTCGCCAGCGGTGACCAGAAGCACCGCAGCCCCGACGCCGCGCGCGGCAGTTCCAGCCGCGCGCAAACCATCACCGGTGGCGAGCGGTGATGCCTCTCTTTCCAACCCGCAGCGGACGCTGCTGCGGGCGCTCGCCTGGTGGCGGGCGATGGGCTTCGACAACCCATCGCGCGCGCAGGTGGCGGCGATCGCCGGATGGAAGGTGACGGCTGGCCATCTCAAGAACGTCATAGGCTCCTTGAACTCGGCCGGACTGACGCTTTCGGCCGGCGGTCATGTCGCACTGACCGACGCCGGCGAGGCCGCAGCGCCTGAGCCCGACATGTCGCTGACGCTGGTCGACGGGCTGCGCGATGTCCTCTCGAATCCGCAGAAGCAGATTTTCGAGGTCCTTCTGACGCGCAATGCCATGTCGCGGGCCGAGGTCGCGGAGGCGGTCGGCTGGGACCCGAAAGCAGGCCACCTGAAAAACGTGATCGGTTCGATGCGAACGCTCGAGATCATCGACTATCCCAGCGGTGGCATGGTCGAGCTGCAATCGTGGGTGCGGGCATGAGCGGCGACAAAATGGCTATCGCCCAGATCGAGTTCGAGGTTGCGGAGGACCTTGAGACCGTCACCGCGGCTCAGGTGCTTCGCTGGCTCAACGCCCGGAATTCCGGAAGGGTTAGCGGCGAATTCTTCACAGCGATCCATGTTGTCGAAAGGGCTGCAGCCGCTGTTGGACGCGCCAATCGGCTCTTAAGAGGTGAGCTATGAACTGGCGCGACGACCCGATCGAGAACGATGAGGAAGGGCGTCCGATGTTCAAGGGATCGCTCTCGTTGACCAACGACAAGGGCGAACGGCTCGCCGGCGTTCTCTGGTTCTACGACGTCGGGCCTTTCTACGCCCACGCGATGGACCCGACCGACACCACTTTGATCCGGCGCATCGGACCGGTGACGACGCTCGAGGGCGCCAAGAGCGCGTGCATCCAGGCGATCGAGGGGCGCGTTACTGACCTCAGCCAACGAGCGGGGTATCCGCGATGAGCGCAATCGACACCAGAATCTCGCAGGCTCTCGCTCGTGAGGGGCGTGGCTTCGGGCCCGGAGGATCTGGCGCGCCCGTACCGCCGCCGGCACCGGTCAAGCCGGTACTGAGGGTTATTCGCGAGGGCGACATCCTTCTCGGCCATGCTTCGAACGGCGATCAGGTCGGCGTTAGCCTCGATCGATTGGTTGACGGTCGGTTGCTGATCCAGGGCAACAGCGGCGCCGGCAAGTCAATGTTGCTGCGCCGGCTGTTCGAGCAGTCTTGGGGCAAGGTGCAGCAGCTGCTCATCGACGTTGACGGCGAGTTTTCCACGATCGCCGAGAAGTTCGATGTTGCTGTAGTGAAGGCCTCGGACGTGCAACGTATTGGTGGCGCCGCCTTTGGCCGCCATCTCCGCCAGAATCGTTACAGCGCAGTGCTCGATCTGTCTGACGCAACCAGCGAAGATCGGTTTGTCATCGTTGCCGAGCTGGTGACGGCGCTGGTCGAGGCTCCGAACGAGCTTTGGTACCCCTTGCTTCTGCTGATCGACGAGGCTCAATCCCTTGTGCCTCGGTACGACCCCGGCGACGTCGAGGTCGAGACCCGCAAGAGGACTATCCGCGCGCTCGCCGATGTCATGACGCGCGGCCGCAAGCGTGGCATCGCCGGCGTCATCGCTACCAGCCGCATCGCCGAGACGTCGACTCCGGTCATCGCCAAGCCGACCAATGTCATTGTTGGCCGTACGATCTTCGATCGAGACCTAGAGCGCGCCGGCGACGTGCTGGGTTTCACGGCGGGGCACAGCCGGGCGCTGCGGACACTATCGGATGGCGAGTTCGTGGGCATTGGCCCGGCTTTCAACCTGCCGGGCCGGGCCCGGTTCAAGGCCGGCGGCGTCGAGACGCGGCACAAGGGCGAGGCTCCGAAGATTGAGGCGCCCCCGGTGCTCGGCGCCGCGCAGGCGCTGGCGCTCCTCAGCCAGGTCGAAGCGGTCGAGGCCGCGGCGCCGCAGCCGATGACCGTCTATGTTCGAAAGGCCGGCAGGCGCGGCATCGACTGGGCTCAGGAACACGACAAGATCATCCGCGACGGATACGCTGCTGCGACGCCGCTTGCGGAAATCGGACAGCTGCTCGCCGACGCCGGCCTGCAGGTCTCGACCAGCGGCATTTCCACGCGCGCGCACGCGCTCGGTCTCATCAGCCACAAGGCGAATCTTGGATGGCAGGCGGAAGAGGACGAGATCGTCAAGGACGGTTACACCAAGGAATTGAAGATCATCGAGATCGTCGGCAAGCTTGCCGAGAACGGCTTCAGCCGCGGCCGCGTCGCCGTGCAGATGCGCGCGATCGCGCTGGGAATCACACGTGATCGCGTCAACTACTGGTCCGGCGAGGAGAGCAAGATCGCGCTCGCCGGCCTCGAGGCAGGCAAAACGACCCGCGAGATCATCCAGGATTTGAAGGATGCCGGCTTCGAGCGTGGCATCACCGGGGTCACAAAATTTGCGCAGAAGCACGGGATCAGCCGGAACAGCGCTAAGCCGTGGACCGATGACGATCTCAAGAAGCTGACCGAGATGTACACGGCGAACAAATCGGTCGCCGAGATCATGCAGGAGTTGGATCGGTCGAGGGGCGCGATCCTGTCGATGGCAAGTCAGCTGGGGCTGAAGCAGCGGCTGCCATGGACGGATGCCGAAAAGGCGATCCTGAAGAAGGCGCACAAGGACGGCCTGAAACTCGTCGACGTGCCCGAGCGCTTGCCGGGACGCACTTACGCGACCGTTGCCCGGATGGCCGGACAGCTGCGCCTGGACTTCTCATCCAATCGCAAAGCCAAAGCCACGAAACCGGCGAAGGCGGCCAAATCGAAAAAAGTTCCGCGTCGAAAGTGACCACAACACATTGAGGACCACCATGCATATCGTTGAGACCAAGTTGATGGACCTGAAGGTTGATCCGGCGAACGTCCGGAAAACCGACCTGGTACCAGATGAATCGCTCCTAGCCAGCATCCGCAACAAGGGCATGCTCGTCCCGCTGACGGTGCGCCGGAACGGCCCGAGCGGTTATCTGGTCACCGATGGGCAGAAGCGGCTTGCCGCGCTCCACATCCTTCAACGCGACGGCGAATTCGATAAGGAGACGCCGGTCAAGTGCGTGCTTCAGGAGGTCGACGCGGCCGCAGCGGCCGACATCAGCCTGACCACCAATTTCATCCGCGAAGATATGCATCCGGTCGATATCTATGAAGCCTTCGCAGAGCTGAAGGCCTGCGGCAAAGCGGCCGAGGACATCGCCAAGGGATACGGCCTTCCGTTGCCGGAGGTCCGCCAGTATCTCGCGCTTGGCCAACTCTCACCGAAGGTCCGCGAGGTCTGGAAGACAGGGCAGTTCTCGCCAGGTGACGCCGACGAGATCGCGCGGCTCTTTACCCTGGCGGGGGATCATGCCCAGCAAGACGCCATGCTGGAGAAGCTGAAGAAGAGCAAGCGGCTTTCATCCCATTGGCAGGTCAAGGACGCGATCGTCGGAAATTCGAACGAGGGCGCGCAGCTCGTCACCTTCGTCGGCCCCGAGGCCTACAAGGCCGCCGGCGGAAAGATGCGGGAGGATCTGTTCGGCTCGAACCATATCCTTGAGGATCTGCCGATCGCGCGCCGGCTTGCCGACGAAAAGCTCAAGGCGGAGTGCGAGCGCCTGGTCGGGCTCGGCTGGTCTTGGGCCGAGCCGCTGTCGGCCCTGCCGAAGGGCTGCGAGCACAGCTGGCAGCGCGCATATGAAAGCGCAGAGCAGTTCGCCAAAACGAAGCGTAAGGATTGGGGGCTTGCGGTCTACATCGGTCGGGACGGCAAGCTCGACGAATATATCCTGCAGAAGCCGGAGCAGAAGAAGGCCGCGGACAAGGCGGCGAAGACGAAGGCGGCCAAAAAGGGTGGCGGTGGCGATACTGCCGACAAGGAAGAGGTGCAGCTCTCCGCAGCCCTGAATATTCATCTAACGCAGGCGCTGACCGACGCTGCTGCGGAAGCCATTATTGGCGAGCCCGACCTGGCCTTCTCCATTGCTCTCGCCGCGCTGATGAGCGCCAAGCTCGGTGCAGACGCAGTACGGTTGGAAGGGAAGGGGCTCGGAGCGCGGCGCGCCGACGGCGACGATGATGAATGGGAGTTTCCAAAGGCTCTTGCGCACGTCCTCAAGCTGACGCCGAAGCAACGTTCCGCGGCGTTCGCGCTATACGTGGGGCGGTCGTTCGACTTCACCAACGGCGGCGGATCTCCGCTTGTTGTCGAGGAATTCGACGACGGCGATGATGCGCGGATCGTGTGCGAATCTATCTCTGTCGCCGCAATGAAGAAGGCGCTGCTAGGCAAATTTAACGCCGCGGCCTATTTCAACGGCGTCAGCAAGTCGATGGGTGTGAAGGCAATCCTCGAATGTCGGCCTGAGAAGCGGTACGCGGAGAAGGACTTCGCGACCAACAAGAAGGCGGACATCGTGAACATGGCGTGTGACGCCGCGCACGACACCGATTGGCTGCCGCCCGAGCTCCGGACCAAGCACTACGACGGGCCCGGATCGAAGGGCTGGAAGTCGAGCGGTAAGGCGCCGTCCGCCGCCAAGGCCTCGCCGAAGAAGGCACCAGCCAAGAAGAAGGCGCGGTGACATGGCGCGAAAGCTTCAATCGGCAGACGAGGTCTTCGCGCTGCTCCAGGCTGCGGCGATCGCGGGCGAGCGCTGCCCGCAGTCGCGGCCGCACGGCCCAATCGTCGACCCGAGTATGACGACAAGGCTAGCTCGCGAGGGCAAGATCAAGGTCGAAATCTACGCCCACAACTGGCGGCGCGTGACGATCCTAGTCGGCGAACACGCTGGCAAGGCCACGGCCGGTCCGCCGAAGGCCGAGTGGAAACCTTACAAAACCTTCGAGAAGGTGTCAGCATGAACGAGACCGTAGCAGCGCAAACCGAATCCGTGGCCGTCGAAGATGGCTGGGAATGGGCGCACGTCGAGATCATGGGGCACCGGGAGCATTGGGGCCGCACGCGCCAGGAAGAACGTTTTGGCTCCAAGATGCTCCGGGTTGATGTTCCCGTCATCAAGAGAGCGGCCGAGTTCGAGGTTGGCGCCGGCGCCGGGTCCGATCCCAAGCCCGCGGCCCTTACCATCGAGTGGCAGACGCACTTCTATAGCGGCGCGGCAATCTTCTCGTATCGCCCGACCGACGAGGCGACGGTCATGCTGAAGAACAAGCCCTACGAATCCCCGTATCGGACGCGGTATCGGCCGGAGCCCGAACTTATTTCCGCGCCGGACCGCGGTCAGACGATGGAGGAGGCCGCGGCTGACAACTTCGGTCTCACACTGGACGACCTCGACGAAGAAGACGATGACGACGGCGACGACCCGGAAGGCATTGAGGGTACGGTGGCTCTGGAGAATGAATGGAAAGACCTGTTCGTTCTTCATCTGGTCGAGCAGCTCCAAACCGCCGGCGTGACGGTCGATCCTTCGCTTGCGGCGGAACGAGCTGCAGCTGACAAGGCCTGGAAAGATCGCGAGGAAGGCTCCACGCCGGCGTTTGCTGCGCAGATTCATTTCGAAGGCCTCATGGAAAGCGCCGACGGACGTAACCACTGATGGTCGCCTATTCCTTCAAAGGCCGCTTCGTCGATCCGATCCGCGTCGGCCTTAGCCAGGTCTCGCTCTCGTTCGACTGCCGGCCGAAGCGCCAGACTATCCGCGCGATCGGCAAGCGCCGGCACGCGCGGCCGGGCGAGACCCTACAGCTCTACTGCGGCATGCGCTCGCCGCAGTGCTTCAAGATCGGGGATGCCAGGTGCACCGAGGTGCTTCCGATCCGAATCGTTGTCGGAAAGCACACGCTGCCGACCGAACTCGCCGGCAAGCACATCGGCGGCGGCCATCTCCACGACTTCGCGCGCGCCGACGGTTTCGAGCACGGCGAGGACATGCACGCCTTCTGGCTCGATGAGCACGGCCTCGGCGAATTCAAGGGCGTGCTGATCAGATGGGAGCCTCTCTGATGCCGCTGGATACTACCCAGGTCGGCAAAGTTCTCGAATCCGGCACGAGGCTGAAGAAGGTGATGGTCGAGAAAGGCCTCGAAGCGGCCAAGGCCAATTGCCCCGTCTGCGCAGGCGAGGAGACGCTTCATGGCCGGCTCATCACCGGTGTGGCCGCCGGCCGCCATCGACGCGGCGGTGGCGCATTCCGCATGTGGTGCGACGGCTGCGACGCGAGGATGATGGAGTAGGGCTGTGACGTGGGCAAAGAACTTCGGTGATCGCTACGCCGGCGCGCCAGGCACGGCGGCCGATCAAAAGGCGAAGAAGGTCGAGAAGTTCTGTGCGTCATGCGGCACTGGAGTCGATAGTCGCAAGACCTATTGCGGCCCTTGCTACGATGTCCGGCTGCAAGCCAACATCGCCAAGAACCGCGGGAAGTATCGCAAATGAAACACCCCTCGACATACCCGCGCGAGGAGCGTCGCTTCGTCTGCCAGAAGTGCGGCGTGCTGGTCACGAGGCCTGATAGCGATCGCTTCGACGACAGCATTTGTCTGAACTGCTGGTTTGGACCTCCCTTGAAATCGTGAGGAAGAAGGGCATGAGCAATCAGGATATTGATGCGGCCTTCAAGTTCGGCGTCGAGATGCGGCGCAAGCTGCGCCGTCTCGTCGATCTCTCGTTTCAGGCTGGTAGTGACAGCGAGGCCGTGGCGGAGTTTCCGTTCGTGGACGAGCTGATCGACCAGGTCTTCCCGGGGCTGCCGCCGGCGCCGGTCGACGGCGAGTAGTGAGCGCGATCCAGGCGATGGTTCGCAACATTCCTCATGAGGCGCAGAATGGTCACAGCTGACTATAAAGTCAAAACAAAAAAGCTCGGGAATCTCTCTCTTCAATGGTTTGGACCGAACAGCGGCCTGATCCGCCTGAGGGGGAAAATTGCTCACACAGGCATCGAGGTCGAGCAGAACATTTCGTTCGATGCGCCAGCTGCTCAATGGCTGTCGTCGGAGCTAGATGATCTGTTCGGCGATGATGCGGCCAGGGTCGAGTCTCCGGTCGGCAAGTATTGGTTGGTGATGCGGTGGCAGTCCACCAGCGCTGGCTCAACGGCGAAGATCTGTCGCTCGCAAGCCGAGGCGAACGCCCAAGCATCGCGCATGGCAGGTCGTTGCCCCGGAAGTCGCTTCGCCGTCCTCGAAGCGGTGGGAACAGCAATGATCCCTCAACAAAATGTCGAAGTGTCCAAAGTTGAATAGTTGCCCGCATCCAGCTGCCAGTCGTCCCGTGCTGGTGCGAAGCGCAGAGCCCGATGAACCTCATGACTGAAGCACTTTTGAAGCCCAAAGAGGCGGCTGCGCGGCTCGCTATCACAGAAGACCAGCTCTCGGCGCTGGTGAAGAGCGGGGATATCTCGTACATATCGATCGGCCACGGCTTGAAGCGGCCCCGTCGCCGTTTCACGGAAGCCGACCTGGATGACTTCATTGAGCGGCGCAGGAGGCGTGAAGCGTGTCTGTCTACAAGCCCAAAAAGTCGCCGTTCTACCACTATGACTTCCAGGTCGGAGGTGATCGGTTTCAGGGATCTACAAAGGAAACTTCTCGAAGAGAGGCAGAAAAAGCCGAAGCTGTAGAACGCGATAAGGCCAAGGATCTCATCAAGGCGAAGAGCAAGTCTAAAGCCTCGCTGCTTATCGCAGACATTGTCGTTCGTCTTTGGAGTGACGAGGCGCAGCATGATGCTGACCCTCGCGCCACATGGAAAAACCTCGAGCGCTTGGTCCAGCACTTCGGCGAGGGAACGCCCTTGACCGATATCGACCATGGCAAAGCGAAAGCCATGGTTGCGTGGCGCCGTGGTCACCACGTCTCGCGACGCGGCAAGCTATCTAAAGAGCAGATCGAGGCCCTGCCACTGATCACAAACGCAACCGTCAATCGATCCAGCACGAAGGTGCTTCAGCGTCTCTTTCGGTTTGCCAAGGACGAGGGAGCCAAATTCGAGTCCGAGCCGAAATGGGAAGAGTTGCTGCTTGCGGAGCCGGCGGAACGAGTCCGCGAGTTGCAGGATGGCGAAGCGATCTCCCTCGACGACGCGATGCGCACGGACTACGAGGACTTCTTCGCCTTCGTCCGGACCAGCGGCATGCGGCTGAAGGAATGTGTCCTGCTGCGCTGGAGCGAGGTCAACTTCGGCACCCGGCAAATCGTCAAGATCGGCAAGGGCGGCCGGCGGATCGTTTTTCCGATCACCGATGCGGTCCGGGAGATCATCTTCCCCCTGCAGGGACTGGATGACGAGTTCGTCTTCACCTATGTCGCCGCCTGCGGAAACAAACGGCTCGGCCGGGTGAAGGGCCAGCACTACCCGTTGACCTATAGCGGGGCGAAGTCAGCCTGGCAGGCGATCCGCCGCCGGTCGGGGGTAAAGGACTTCCGGTTCCACGACTTCCGCCACGATTTCGGTACCAAGCTGCTGCGCGACAGCGGCAACCTCAAGCTCGTGCAGAAGGCTATGAACCACCGGGACATCCAGTCGACCATGCGCTATGCCCATGTACTCGACGAGGATGTCGCGACCGCGGTGGAGCGCGTCGCGAAGTCCCGGAAAAAGTCCCGGAACAAGCTCCGGAAGGTCAGTTAA